CCGCCGCGTTGGCTTCGGCGATCTGCCCGACGAGGGCGACGACTTCGCCCGCGATTGCCAACTCGGCCAGCGGATCCGCATTCTCGCCCAGTGCGAGCAGCGCCGCGCGGCGCTCGATCAGGCGGCCTTCCAGCTGCGCGACGAGCAATGGATTGGCTGAATCGAGCACAGCTTCCGCGCCGGGCAGCAGCGGGGCGAGGGTGTCGTCCAGCACGGAGTCGAACACGCCTTCGCCCTCCGGCAGCTGCGCGACCACGCGCTCCGATTCGATATTGTCGACCACTGCGTACAGCGTGACGCCTTCTTTCGGCTGCGGCGACATCGGGAACGCGAGAGAGTATTTCACCTTGGACGCGGTGAACGTGGCCGCCACGACGATGCCGGCGACGTAGATAGGTTCGCCGTCCGGGCCGTACAGCACGAGCCACACATGCCCAGCCAGCGCCTGTGCGCTGGGCAGGCTGGCGCTGGCGGCCTCGTCGACTGTGGCCTGATCCACGATTTTGAAGCCGAGCCACGACTGCGGCCACCACGGCCGGGAACTGGCTTCCGGCGCTGGCTGGGTATCCGAAATTTCCGACATGCTTATCCTTTGTTGAGCACTTCGTCGGCCCTTGCGAGTGCGTAGGTCGAATACGCCTTCACGGCCGACTTGAACAAAGCCAGCATATCCGCGTCATCCTTGTGCTCGCCGTGGATTTTTCCCAGTTCGGCCGCCACGCTCGGCGCGGACAGGTCGGTGCTGCCCTCGATCACGGATTGCATGTAGGCGCGGGCGGTCTCGCGCGGGTCCGGCGTGGCCGGCGCATCGTCGCCCAAGGCGGTGATAATTTCGCGCAGGCGGCCGAGGTCGCCGAAGAACGTCTCGGCGTTCTCGTCCAGCCGTTGCAGGATTTGCGCGCCTTCCCCGATCAGCTGGAAAGTCTCGGCCGTGCCCACCGCGTCCAGTACCATCGTCGTGCCCATATCGTTGTTTTCTTCCTTCAGGTCGTCCACGGTCGGGAGGACGGTGATTTCGTATTTTTCGGACTGGCAAAAGCCGTACAGGTCCACCGGCTCCAGCGAATCGAACTGGATCAGCGCGCCGCCGCGTCCTGACACGGAATTGAGGTCGAGGAACGCCTTGAAGTAGGCAATGGCGTCCGGACTGCCGGTGTATTCGACGCGGCTGTCCTCGTCCTCGCCCCAGTTGGCCGAGAACGCCCCGAAGGGCGTCAGGGCGTTGTAGGTCGTCGTGTAAGTCGTCGTCATTGCAGGTTCTCCGTTCCAACGCGCGCGATGAGCCGTTTCTTGGCGTTGCCGACATGATTGTCATTGAAGTACCGCCATGCCGAGGTCAGGTCATTTCCTTCCAAGTTGGCCACTGCGATCAGGGCGCGAACTTTATCAAGGTCGCTGTGCAAGATCATCGAGTCCGGGATGACTTTGCGCCAGCCGCCAGTGCTGGCACGGTCCGCGTTTTCCGTCGACAGCGCATCGACGATCAGGAAGCCCTTCGCGTTGCGCTTGGTCGCCCAGTTGTGGAACACGCCGGAGAAGACCTTGTAGCGGCCGTGCCCACCAACGTATTGCGCGACGCCCTTGCGGCTCTTGGTCAGCACGTACCTCGTCAACATCTCGTAGAACTCGCCATCCCGGTCGAGCGTGTTGGGCCAGTCGTCGTTCACGAGCGCGGCCTGCGACGAGAGGAATTCGATGGCGCGCTCGTACTGAGCCTCCACCTCTTGCCGCTCGTCCAGCATTTGTCCGATGACTCCCTTGTGCATGTTCAGCTTCGCGTGCATGGCCGGCGTGACGGGCATGCTCAGGTAGCCGGTGATGAGGGCGAACATTTCCGGGTCTTGCGCCGCGAAGATGGCGGCGTCCTTGGGATTGGCGAGGTATTGCACGCCCATCGAGAACACTTCGGTGACGCCATCCTTGTAGACCTTGCCGACATAGGCGTCGGTAAAGTGGTCCTTGTAGGCGATTTCGCTCTTGTCGTAGCCCTTGTTCTTCGTCAGATCGCGCAGGCGGTACACGCCTTCGCCCTCGCGGCGCTTGAGCAGGAAGCCGTTCGATGCGCCCTTGGCAATCGGATCGTTCTCCAGATGGTGCGCCAGCTCGTGAAAGAGCACCGTCTTGTTGAAGCGCGAGCCCAGATTGATGACCTTTTCGCCGAGACGGTCGGTGATGCCTACCGCGTTCGCACGCTTGCCGCCATCAATGCCGATCCGGATCGCAGACGCCTTGCCGCCAGTGAGGCGGTAGAACTCGGCCATATCTCGCACCACGTCCTCGGGCTTGTAGCCCAGCTTCTTGAGCTTGGCCTTGGCGTTGGCGTCGATAATCTGCTCGGCGGCCCATGCCTGTGCCTGCTCGGGCGTGATGGGCGACGCCGCGACCACCGCGTCGATGATCTTCTGGCCGTTCTCCTCGAACAGCGCGCGATACGTGCTGGCGCGGGTCTCGTTGAACTGGGCGCTTGTTGCCTTGACGCGCTCCCATGCTTCGGTCTGCGCGCCGTGGGTGTCGTTGTACAGGTCGTCCAGCTGGCGCGCCAGCACCTCGCGCGCGTCGCGCAGCGGGGCAATCTCGGCCTCGTCGCGGCCATCGCGTACCGCGTCGCGGATTTCTTCCGTGGCGGCCGCCACTCGGTCGCTCAGCTCGCGAATGGCCTTCGTGCGCTCGGCGCTCAGCTGGTCGTAGTGCGCACGCGCAGCGGCGTATTCCGGGTCGTCGGCCATCTTCTGCGCCAGCAGCTCCTGCGAATCGGTCAGCGCCTTTTCGAGCGCGGCCTGCTCGATGCCATGCTTGACGCCGCGCGCGGCGATGTTGCCGAACACGGCCAGCTTCGCCTCGGCGTCGCGCGGATCGTACTTGCCGGCGGCGACGAATTCCCACGCCGCCTCGGAAACCGTGTTGTTGCCGATCAGGTGCGCCAGATCGCCCACGGTCTGCGCCTCGAACGCCGCCAGCTCGGGCGGCAGTATCCGGATGCCGTTGGCGACGTAATCGAACAGCACCTTGGCCGAGCGCTCCTTGTCCGCCAGCGCGAAGTCCAGCGGCGCGCCCGCCGACGCGACCCCGATCATGGCGAGGATTTCGCGCAGTCGGTTGAGGTCGTCGAAGAACCCGGACGATCCCTCGTCCAGATTCTTCAGCAGGGCCGCGCCTTCGCCGATGATGGCAAAGAATTCATCCTGCCCCATCTTCATCAGGCCACCTTCTTTTGAAATTCAGCGATGAAGAAATTCTTGGCCGCGACCTTGGCGCGCTGGATCATGTCGAGGTACGCGCCTTCCGGATCGGTGTACTTCTGCGCCAGCGCGGCGAGACGGTCCGTCACGGCCTTATCGTAGAAATCGACCTTGCCCTCCGCCGCCAGCGCGAGGAAGTCACCATCGGCCGCCTCTTGGTCTTCTGCCGCCTGTTTCGCCGCTGCCTCGGCCTGCGCTGCTTCCTCGGCTTCGCGCGCCGCCTGCGCCGCAGCTTCAGCCTGCCGGGCCTCCTCGGCTTCGCGCTCGGCCTGCGCGGCCGCCTCCGCCGCTTTTGCGGCCTCTTCCTGCGCGCGGGCCTCGGCATCCGGGTCCGCCTGCGGTTCCGGCTCCGGATCGGCGGCCGGGACGGTCGGCATGCCCTTGGCGGCCAGCTCCTTCAGCTCGCCATAGGTGCGGCCGTTGAGCTTGGTGATGAAGCCGCTGATGGCGCTACCGCGCTCGTCCTCGTCCATCTCCATGTACGCCGGCAGGTAACGCGGGCTGATCGTGTTGAGCGCCATCGCCATCTGCGTTGCCTCGTCGGCCACGAATACCACGCTGGCGTCCAGCTTCAGGTCTTCGCTCAGGTAGGCTTCGGCCATGTCGTCAGCCGGGTCGATGGCGGCGTAGTAGCGGCCCGACAGGAATTCGCCGTTGGACATGGTTTCCGTGCCCAGCAGCGGGCGCGGGGCGTTCAGGATGACCCAGTTCGCACCCACGGCAACGCCTGGCATCGGGTTGGTCGAGGTGACGACGGCCTTGATGCCGTCCACGTTCAGCTGTGGGACTGCTGCGCGGGCATCTTCCAAGCGCTTGAGCGCGGCCTCGATGTCGTCCGGGTGATTCTGGTCAATGGCGTCCACCAGATCAGCGCCCCACTTGCGGTCGGCGTTGCGCACGTCGAGGAAGCCGGCGACCTTGCGCTGATCCGCCTCGGAAAGCTGCTCGATGCGAGCGCGCAATTCATCATGGCGGCGCTGGAGGTCGGCTTGCTCATCCTCGGTCAGCAGCGTGCGGGCCGGGGGCGGGTCGTTCTCCCGCTCCACGCGCGCCACCTCGATCTGGCGGGTCAGGTCGGCGAGCGTCGCTTCCTTGGTTTCCAGCTCGGTTTTCAGGTCGGCGATCACCTGCAACTTGGCGGCGCGCGTCGTGTTGGCCTTGGCGAAGCGCTCGCTGTTCTTCTCGGCCAGCTTCATGATGCGCGCAGCAACGGTACGCACGTCCAGATCGCGTCCGCGCTCCGGGGCGACGGCGACCGTGATGTCTTTCTTGTTCAGCATCCACTTCCACGACACCAGCTCGTCGCCCTGCGCGATCTTCTTCGGCGTCACGTCCGGATTGTGGAAGAAGATGGAGACGGTCTGGCCATCCGTCAGCTCATAGACCACGGCCACGTTCGTGCTGCCGCGCTGCGTGAAGGGCTCGGACACCTGCATCGCCGCGACCTTGACGGTACCGCTGGCGCGGTCCAGCACCTTTTGCAACAGCGTCATGCGCTGCTGGAGGCGTGCGAACGGCAGCACCAGCGCATCGAACGTCAGCACGCCGTCCGCGTCAGCGATGATGTCCTGTACGGTCAGGGAGTCGAACAGCAGGCCGTCCGCGCTGTCGTGCTTGCGCAGGGCGTACAGCACCTGCTCCAGATTCGCATGCAGGGGCATGTTCGTGCTGTCCCACAGTACCTTTTCCATTTCGTTTTTTCCTTCAGCCGGGAATTGATTTTGCTCGATGGGCAGCGCCTTGTTCCCGTTGGCGATCCACCATTTAAGTTGCTTCAGGGTGCAGGGCACGCAGTCGCGCATGCCCTGCCAGCCCTCCTCATAGCCGCTCAAGTAGCCCGCCTCAGCTTCGCTCTGGTTCGCGAAGCCGAACATGATCTTGTGCTCATCGAATACGCCGTCGATGAACTGGTTCACGACATAGGCCAGCTCGGCATTGAGCGGTGCAGGCCCTATTGTGCAGTCCAGTTCATCGCCGTCATTGCCGAGTGTTCCTTCGATGTAGCCGTAGGCGAACGACATCACGTGACTGCCGCGAGTACCGTCCGCCGCCTTCCAGTGGCGCACGGTGCCGCGCGGTGACTCGATTGCGATGCGCAGGCCGTACAGGGCGTATCGATCCTTCGGGTAGTCGCCGGACTCTGCCTGCTCCTCCGTGATGGGCTTCAGGCCCGGAACGATCAACGGATCGTCCGCGCTCCAAACCGGCATGCCATATGAATCGATTGGATTTGAAACGGCCGGCGCAATCGGAATGGCCGGGGTATCAAGCGCGGCCGTGACGATGCTCGAGACTCCATCAGGCCCATAAGCCTGAAGGCGCACCGTGTAGCTCCTTTCGGGGAGCTTCCCAACGATGTCGTAGCTCAGGGCGTTGCCAACGTCGATCCAGTATGGCGTCCCCATGTCGCAGCTGATGGAGTAGCCGCTGACGTTGCCCGTGGCCGCCTGCCACGCCGCATGCGCCCCGAAAGGGGTGATGGACGACAGGGATACGCCCCCGACAAACACGGGGGGATTGGGCACGACTGGGGCCGGCTGCTGACTCTGCGCAGGAGGATTGGTAGGGGCCAGATAGGTGAGGCCATTGATGGTGGCCGGGTGCAAGTAGATCATGGCTTACCCCACAGTAGCGGTCACGTCGAAGTTGCGGCCGTCCGCGAGCTGCACGGACACCCCGCAATTCGCGCCGACTGCCAACGTTGATTGCATCGTGAACGTCAGAACGCCACTGGCATTTGTCGTCTGCGCCGCCGATTTGTACTGCGGGGCAGCACGCAGGTCTGGCGTAGGCTGATCGAATGCCGCCACCTTAATGCCGGCAAGGTTCGCCAGCGGCCCAGACGCATCACCCAATGTCAGCGTGACGGTGCGCGCAGTCGTGGTTCCAGTCGATGCCAGCGCAGAGCGAATAGCATTGGCGGCAAGCGGCGCAATGTGCGTAATGTTCTCGACCCCGTACGGATGCAACGAATCACTTGCATTGGCAGTCGTGAACCAACCGGCAGTGTTTACGTAGGTGACACGGCTCGGCGCTGTGCAGGCCGCAATCGCGTTTTGCAGCTGAGTTGCGTGCACCGTACCGTTGCCGGATGCCACCCCGTCAAACGGACGCAGGACGACAATTTTTGTTGTCCCCGGCGTTGCGGCCAGCAGCCCGTTTAATACGGTTGTCGCGGCGGCCGTAATGTCGCCGGGCTCGTTCGTGCCTTCCATCAGCACGATGAAATCCGGGGCTGGGGTAAATGAACGGGCCACTCCAGAGTAAAGGTAGTTGTAGCTGGACGTGAGGCCCGGCACGCCACCCGATCCGGACTTGCTGAAGCCAGTTGCGCCGAAACCAACGTTCCCGATTTCTGCGCCGAGAATACGCGCGACTTCCAGAGACCAGCCTTGACCTGCATCGTTCCGGTCGGTGTCGTACGTGGCGGTCATGTTGACCGTACGGACGCCTTCCGTAATGCTGTCACCGTAGAAGATGGCCTTCAGCGGCAACGATGGTGGCGCGCTGATCGTCTTGCCGGCATCGAGAACGATGCCAGTAAGCTTTACGGCGGTCGACTGGGTGCTCCAACGCGCCTGCGTCTCGGTAGTGCTCTTTACCAGAACTTCCAGAAGGTGCCCGCCCTTGTTTGCGTAGTCGGCGGTGTCGGACGGAATCGTGATCGCGACTGAGGCTGCAATGGGGGTGCTGATCCACGGCCCGAAACGGTCCACCCGGTACGAAATTTGAGGCAACGGCGAAGCGATGCCGGTCATGTCGAAATTGAGCGTACAGGACGTGCCGCCAAAGACCGCCTTGAAATAGGCCCCGGCGTTGATCGTTTTGGCACTGGAGGCTTGAATGTCCCAGTTGTATGGCGAGAACAGGACGCTACCCGTGCCATTCGTCAGTACGTTGTTCGCGGCTGCAAGCGTACTGACAGTCGTGGAGATTGCTGCTGCTCGATTACCTGCGGCATCGTATGCGCGCACCTGCGGCGTGTAGGCGGTATTCGCAGCCAACCCGCTGACAGCCGTGGTCAGGACATTGCCAACATCGGTCCAGCTCGTGCCGCCATTGGTACTGTATTCGTAACCAGCGACAGCAACGTTATCCGATGCGGCCGACCATGTGAGCGTGAAGCCGGAAGTGGTGGCAGCACTGGCTGCAAGCGAGCCATTCATCGTAGGTGCCGCCCCATCCGAAGAGGTGGCGGTAGTCACGTCAAGAGACAGCGGAGCCGACTTGTTCAGGGCAGCGTCGTAGGCGCGCACCTGCGTGTGGTACAGCGTGTTCTGTGCAAGTCCGGTGATCGCCTTGGTCAGAACGTTGCCGGCATCGGTCCACGAGGTTCCGTTGTTGGTGCTGTACTCATACCCGGTGACCGCCACGTTGTCGGATGCAGCAGTCCACGACAGGGTAAATCCGGAAGCGGTGATGCTACTGGACGAAAGCGAGCCGACAGCCATCGTTGGCGCAACGGTATCGCTTGAGGTAGCGCCATCGTCAACACTCACATCATCAATGCCGGTCGTCGCGGAACCTGCGCCAGAGCGGTACAGACCAACATAACCACTTGCGTACGTCGCATCGGTGAAGGTTGCCGTAGGCGTGGAAGGACGAGTACCACCTGTCGTGCTGTTCCAGATGCGCAGCTCGTGCGTGCTACCACTGGAAATGCACTCGACTTCCATCACGTCGCCAGCGGCGAAGGTAGCGGTGCTCGCACCAGCCGTGTAAAGGCTTGTGAAACTCCCGCTTGCACGCCTGAAAAACTTTGGCGTGACTTTATTGGCATTGATAGAGAAATCCAGAATCCACAGGTAGCCGTTGAGATACCCGGAGTCCATGCGGATATGTGGCGAATAGTGCCCGGCATTACTGGTGGGGCTTGGGACTTTCTGGCTGTACCTGAATTTTGTATACGATTGCGCTGCTATGCCCGTATAGAGAGCAGTATGACCATCAACGGTAGTCGATGACCCGAAACTTTGCGTGCCAGAAATGGGATTATTGGCTCCAACAACCCACGTACCAGTTTTTGCTGTCCATCCAGATGCAATCTGGCCAGAGGTTTCGCTATCAAAATTACTTAAGTAGAGAATTGTCATATCATTTTCTGTATTATTTGGTGCCCATTACAACAGTGAAAAAACCATGAACCAATCAGCCGCTTACAAACTTGGATATGACGCATACCTCGGACCAATGAAAGGAAAGCGCAACCCGTATGCAGAAGGGACGCCAGAGCATGCCGAATGGTGGAGCGGATTTAATGCCGCCCAAGCCGACTATTCGATATGACGTAACACCTTCTTTAGTTCGCATGGGGCCGCGCGCCCTCGGCATGTGAATCATGGAATAGCTCGCCGCACTACCCCTGTGCGACATTCTGGCTCGCTGCTGAAGGTGCTCCCCGGCCGATTTTCCTGCCACGTGTTGACATTCATTTTGTGAGCGCATACAATCTGCTCATCGACAAATGAGGAGGACATATGGCTGCGGAATATTTCGGAACTTGCCAAATTTGCGGGCGCGAACAGAAGGCCCACCCGCACGCCATCGCGAAGCACGGCTACACGATCCGCAACGGCTGGCAAGAGGGCGCGTGCTACGGCTCGGGCGGCAAGCCGTACGAGGTGTCGTGCGATCTGATCGAGGGTGCCATTGAGAAGGCCAAGGACTACATTGCCCGAACCGAGGAAGAAATCGCCAGCCTGAAGAAAAACCCGCTGGATGAAAATGGCAAGTGCACCATGCTCCGCCGTGAACAAACCCGCAATGGCCAGCTGGTCTACCCTGCGGACGTAACGGTCGTCATGGGTGAGGCCGGCACTCCGAAGGCCATCGCCAACGACGGCAAGACCGTCAAGACGTGGCCATACTACGGCGACGTGAAAACCGTCGACGCTGCCGTCAAGGAACTGGCCAAGGAATGGACGAAGGTACTGCGCGGCTACATCCGGCAGGCGCAGCAGAGCCTCGACTACATGGCCGAGCGCCTGAAGAACTGGAAGCCGGCCGAGCTGCGCCCGGTGACGCCTGCCGACCGCGCTGCGACTGGCCCGAAGGTGCACTTCGCCGCCATCAAGTTCGGCCGCAAGACCGGCGTATGCGTTGCCTCGGCTTCCGGTGCGCAGTCGTACAAGATCACCACCGATGACCGCTCGAAAGTCACCTGCGCGGCCTGCCTGAAGGAACTGGCCCGACTGGACGACGCACCGCGCCAGAAAGCCGAGGCGGCCGAGAAGGAGCGTCAGCGCCAGATCAAGAGCCTGAGCAGCACGATCCGGGACTTCCAGAAGATGATCAAGAAGGAAACCCGCCCGGAAGTCGTGCTGAGCTACACCGAGGAGATGAACCAATACGTGGCTGAACTCGAAGCCCTGCAAGCCCAAGCGCCCGCCGCCCAGTAATCGAAACCGCCCGGCGCAGGCCGGGCAACTCTCGAGGATCGCCATGCAGCTCTACCAGATCAACAACAACGGCAATCACTACTGCGGCCCGGCCGTCATCTCCGCCGTCGCCGGCATCGGCACCAAGGAAGCGGCCGCCCTGATTCGCCAGCGCACGGGCCGCGCGCGGGTGACGGGCACGCACTGGCATGAGCTTCAGGGCGTGCTGTCGGCGCTGGGCTACGGCATGGATGGCGTGCGCATACCGCTCAATTCCGCCGCCGCGTACAAGACCGTGAACATGCGCACATGGGGCGCGGCCGTCGCCAAGGGAAAGGCGGTCTACCTGCTCCATGTGGGGCCGAAGAAGGGCGGGCACTGGGTTCTGGTGCAGGGCCGCCATGCGATATGCAGCAGGACCGGGAACCTCGTGGCGCTGGACGACCATCCGAATGCGCGTTCGTTCGTACAGGGCGCGCGCCTCATCACCAAAGTGCGCACGGTGGACCCTGCCGCCGTGGTGCCGAAAAAGCTGGCCAGCGCGACTCCCGCGCGCCGCAAGGCGAAGTTGCTCGCGCAGGCCAATAACATCGGTTTGAACCGCCTGAACTCGCGCGACCCGTTCCCGCTGGAGGTCTGGCCATACGGGGGGCTTGCGGACACGGCTGGCGATCCATACAACGGCGATCACTACGCCTATTCGTGGGCCGAAGCGCTGGAGCGCGTGGAGAAATACGCTGCGATCCGGGCGAAGTCTCCGGATGCTGACCCGCTTTCCACGGCGCTGGCGCTGGCCACGCAGCACGGCATCACCATTGAGCGCGAAGACGCCGAAAATCGCACGATCTGGGTCTACCCTCCGGAGTCGATCAGCGAGGACGATGACCCGCACGGCGACTCTCACCACGTCGCCACATGGCCGGAAGCATTGGCCCGCGTGCGCGAATATGTCGCGCTGTTGACCGGGGCGGCCGAAACCGCTTGACGCTTTTTGCGTACGCGCATACACTTTGCACATATCAACGCTGGAGCCCGCCATGGAACTGAAGTCGAACGCGCCTGAAATCAAGTGGATCATCGCCAACGCGGCGACGAACGACTTCGCGTTTTCGCTCGACCGCCAGCTGCTGTCGAAAGGCTACCTGAGCGACGCGCAGGTGGCTGCCGTCGCGCGCAAGCTGGTTCCGGTGCCCGGCGCAGTGGCGGTTGCTGGCGCTGGCGTGCAGGCCGTGCAAACCGCCTTTGCGACGGCCAGCGCCAACGGCCTGAAGCGCCCCAAGCTGCGCCTCGGCGGCTACGTCCTGAGCTTGGCCCCGGCGACCGGCCGCAATGCCGGCGCGATCTACGTCAAGTCGACCAGCGAAGAATACCTCGGCAAGATCACCGATGGCCAGTTTCAGCCTACCCGCGAATGCACCGACGAGCAGCGCGCGGAAATCGTCAAGCTGTGCGCAAACCCGGTCGAGTCGGCCGTCGCGTACGGCAAGCAGACCGGCATCTGCGCCTGCTGCGGTCGCGAGCTGTCCGACCCGGAATCCATCGAGCGTGGCATCGGCCCGATTTGCGCCGGTAAATTTGGCTTTTGAGGGCCCCATGAAGACCCCCGACACCACCGAAAAACACCCCCCGCTGTTCCGCGAAGACGGCAAGCTCCTGCGGTCGCTCGCGTTTGTCCCGCGTGCCAATGCGAAACCAGCGTCGATCCGCGTCACACTCCAGAGTGCGAGCAAGCCGCTCAATCGCAAGGCCAAGGAAACCATGTTCACGCTCGAAAATAAGAGCTTCCACGAACAATACCACCGCGCAGTAGCGGCCTTGGCTGACTTTCGCGGCATCCCGGCCGACGATCCGGTGCGCCTCAAGATGGAAGCGACCGCCGACGAATTCCTGCGCTACTTCGGCCTGAAAACCAGAACCGTCACGAAAATCTACGAGGAAGTGACTTTCGAGCAAACATCCCGCTAAGGATAGCCACATGACAATCGAGAAATACGACCGCTACACCTACGAGCACAAGTCCAACATGGGCGCAAACCCGGTTTGCGTCTACGGCTGGGGCACCTACACCAGCGGCGTGCTGGAAGGCCAGCCGATGAAGTGCTTCATCGACGCCTACCCGGACGCGGAAGAGGCCCTGAAGGCGTACCCGCAGGCCCAGCCGAGCAACCGCTTCAGCGAGCCGCGCGTGAACCTCAACCACCTGCCGGGCGAAGATGATGCGGTTCCCGGCGGGATGTACCCGGACGACTACTGAGATGGACGCACCTTTCAAGGCGATCACGGGCATTCTTCAGGCCCTCTACGAGCAGGAGCAGGATGAGGCCAGCATGGCGAACTTCCTGACCCTGCTGTCGCGCCTGAGCGGCGAGATTCGCGACCTCCAGCGCGCGGCCAAGCTCACGGAGTTCGGCCGGCAGTTCACGCCGGCCGGCGAGCCGGTCGAGGACAGCACCGCGCCGCGCCAGTACCAGCCCGGCCAGCAGGTCTACACCCACGAGGGCTATCTCGGCTACATCGCGGGCTACAACAGCGATGGGAAGGCTGTCGTGAACGTCGTGTTCGAGGGGGCAGAATATCCGGAAGCAAAATTGAGCGCTATCCCCGGCGCGGAAGTCCTGCTGTCGATGATGGCAGGGGATAACGAGTGAGAAACAGAATGGAACAATCGAAGATGACCAATACCCGTTACGGCCTGAAGGTGTTTGCGGGGCTCGAATCCGCGCGAGGAGCGAAACAGGCGCGCGTACTCGTCGCCGCCACCTCTCAGCAGGCGGCGGCCGAAGCGCTGCGCGCCTGCGGCTTGCACACCACGCGCCGCACCATTGGCCAATACTGGTCAGTCACAGGAAACAGGCGGGAATGCGAACTGGCGATGTCCATGCCCGGCGCAGTATTCGCCAGCAGTGGGATTGACGAGGATGACTTCGTGCAACTGCCCGTGATTCCACCAGAGCAGCGCCAGCCGAAAGTGCCCATGGACCCCGTGCAGCGCCGCCAGAAATCGGATGCGGAGAAAATCGCGCGCGGAGAGGTGCGCTTGAACTCGTGGATTCCACCGGAGGCCGCCGCCGCACTCGCAAAGATCACGAGCGGCAGCGAGGAGCGCGGCATCGTACGGGATGCGCTGACGCGCGCACTGATCAGCTTCGCGGCACAGATTCCGGGCTGATCCGGAAAATCACACCGATTGGTACCGAATCACACCATTCGGTACCACATCAAGCGCGCGCGGCCTCGCCTTCCCGGATCGCCTTTTCGATGCGTTCGGCGCGCTTGTCCGCCTTGTAGCCGTTCACAACGAGAATCGCGTGGATGACGCCCGGAATCCACCCCAGCAGCGTCAGGAAGAAGTTGAAAAAGGCTTGCACGGGCTTGCCGCACAGTAGGACGGCCAGCGGCGGGAAGATGATGGCGAGGAGGTAGCGCACGGTTGCCCCTTGTTGTCTTGTGGAAATGGCGTCAACGGTAACAAATGCCGGGCAGAATGTCAAAAAGTCATGCCCGGCTGTTGCACTATGTCCCGCTCCACGGTTCGAGGTCGTGCAGCTCGTCGCGCGGCGAGATGACCCACTTGGACACGTAGGGGTAGATCGAGACGCCGCTGACCTGCCCGACGATTTCAAAGCCGATCAGCACGCCGCCGCCGGGCATCATGCCCACCAGATCGCCTTTCTGCGGCTCGGGGCCGGGCTGCTGTACGCCGTCGACCACCTCATCCACGCACACGATCTGCGCCTCCTGCTGGGCCTCCTCGGGCACGACGGCATCGCCCCGGTCCGTGAGGGCCGCGCCGCCCTCGTAGCGGCCCGTGATGAGGATTTTCCCGGTACCGATCCTGACGTACTCGTAATCGGGCTCGTCCTCGCTCTTGAGCACGCCCAGCCCGCCGAGGGTCGGCAGGCCGCCCAGCGTCTCGTCGGCCGTGCGCAGCACCTGCTTGCGGAACAGTACGCAATCCACCGAATTCGGATGCTTGAGGGTGACGGTGCGCGCCGCCTCCATGATCTTGATGGGCACTTGGGTGATCGTCATTTCTTCGCTGCTGCCTTTACGATTTGGTCAAACTGGGCTTGCGTGATCGCGCCGAGCTGGAGCAGGGACCGGGCGTGCCGCTCCACCTGCCGCATGGACGCCGTGGGCTTGGCTGCGTCGACGGCCGCCTTCTTCATGTCGCGCTTGGCCTTGGCGCGCGCGGCGGTTTCCTTTTTCTCCGCGCTCGTGCGCAGGTTGGTGCTGGACGTGCGTTTGCTGGACTGCGCATCGGCCATCTGGCGCAGCTCGGCGACCTTCGTTTTCTCCGCCTTGATCTGGGAGCGGTCGAGCGTGTCGCGCGCCTTGAGCACTGCCTGCGCGATCTTCGCCTGCACCGCGGCGTCCTTCAGGACGACGTGCATCGTGCGCAGGACGTGCTTGCACGCGACGCCGTACAGCTTCGGGTTCCTGATCTTCGGATAGCCCGTCTCGTTGCGGCCCTCGTTGTACTTGCCGATGGTCGCCATGTAGCGGTACCAGAACGTGTGCCGGCCGCAGTCGCAGTCGAACAGCAGGCGGCCGGCCGTCACCAGCTTGGCGAGTTTCTTCGGGTCGTTCGGCGACGCGCCTACGGCCGCATCGAAGTCCAGAAAGCGGACGTGCACATGGTGGCGCGCGACGTCCGAATCCGGGCCGGCGTTGGTGATGAAGTGCACCTTGCCGCCTTGAATGCTGGCCGGTACCGCCATGCGAATCTGCTTGTTCGCGCGCTCGCGGTCGGCCGGCAGCGACAGGTCGATGACCGACTGCGCCGTGATGCCGCCCTTGAATTTCTTCTTCAGGCGCGTGACGTTCTGCTGGAACGCCCGGATGTCGTCAATCGTGAGCTGGCGGATTTCGCCGCGCAGGCTCGTCGTCAGCAGGCGGCCGGCGTCGTACTCGCCCGAAACCTCGTTCGGGTTGAGGATCGTCGTGGCGGCCATGCGGCGCGCCAGATCGAACTGGGCGGCCTCCTGCGCCTCGCGCTTGACCGACCCGAGCCGGGCGGTCGCCGTGCGCAGCAGGTCCTTAACTGAGGGCTTCGTAGGCACGCTGTTCTTCCGTGGTCAGGTAGCCGGTCTGGCGCTTGATGATGGCGAGCTGTGCGGCCGTGGGCAGCACCAGCTGCTGCTCGGGCACGATCTGCTCGACCGTATCGAGGCCGGCGGCGGCGAAGATCGCCATGAACTCGCTACGCGAGCCGTAGACCCGCTGCGCGATGAGGGTGATGTCGTCGCGCTCGTCGGGCTTCGTGAAATAGCGGATCGCCTCGGCCCAGCCCGGCGTCTTCAGGGAGAACGCGCGGACGGCCTTGACGAATGCTGCGGTGGATGCCGGGGTGTGCATTCGGCACCTTTACGGACGGGTATGGCGCTGCTTTTCCAGCCAGCCCGCCGACGTGTACACGAGGTCCGACGAGATCGCCTTGGTCGATCCGTTCCCCACGTTCGGGGGCGAGTTATTGAGCCAGATCGCAGCCCCGGCGGCGAATGCGACCGCATAGCCGCTGCCGCACAGCGTAAGCGGCTGTCCGTAGCGGGCGCCAGCTGCCAAAGTGGCCCCGGTTCGATCCGCGCCGTTCCCGCTCAGCATCATCGTCTGTGCCAAGATCGGCACCTGCACAGCATTTGCCGTGACGTTGTACGCTTGGTAGGTGCCCGGACCCGGCCCGTACCAGTGCGCCATCGTAAAGCACCATTTGCCATTGAGGAACATGAAAACAGCCACATCGCAGGCCGCCATATTGCCGTTCACGAGCTGGCCCTGCTGACCAATCGGCAGAGTGGCCCCCGCCTGTCCGAAGTCGGCAGTCCCGCCCTGAACCAGCTCAATTGGCCAGCTGTTGTTCTTCAGGACGAAGACCTGCCCCTCTTTTGCGCCTGCGGTAGACAGCGTGATCCCGGTGCGGGCGGTAGTGCCGCCGTGGACGTATAGCCCGGCAGTCTTCGTGCTGATGACCTGATTGTCGCCCGTCAGCGCCACCGCGTTGATCAGGTCGTCGAAACGGAAGGCCGCAATGCCATTGCTACTCGCGACGAAGGCCGGCAGTGGCCCGCCATTGGCATCGCAGATCGCATTGGAAGCGTCCGAATTGTGGCCATCGACCGTCAGTAGCGCATACGAAGCCCCGGAAGACTTGAAGTCGGCGGCAAACCGCTCGAAGTAGTTGCAGACCGCATTCAGGCCGCCGTTGAAGTAGACGCCAGTGCCCACGCCGCCCGTGTAGGGGCGCGCGCCGGAATTGGCCCCGGAGAACGACTGAATCAGGTTGTGGGCCATGGTGTTGCCGCCACCGTTGACCAATGACACGGGCTGATCGCCCACGATGCCGTTACTCAAAATGCGTGTCGCGTTGATGCCGCCCGTGGTCCCGGCCGTCAGGATGCCGTACTCGAACTGGCGCACGCCCTGCGTGGTGACGGCGATCAGGTTGCCGGGGCCGATGGTATGCGTGTAGCTGCCGGCCTTGAACGTGCCGAGATAATCCCGGTCGTCCAGCAGGATGCCGATGCCGCTGGACGTGTCGCGCGGCGCAAGGTTGACGTTGTGCGGGTTGAACCGCGCGGCTCCCTGCACGGCGATGCCTACCGCCTTGGCCGGCACTGGCGCGTAGAAGTTGGCGCATTCGCAGTCGCTCGCGCGCACCGAAATGACCGCGTACACTTCCCAGCGCGCGGCCGCCCAGTCGGCGCTGAACGTCGCCCCGGACAGGTGCGCGGTCTTGCAGAAATAGGGCAGGCCGTCCGGCGTGCGCACGAGGTCATTGACTGCATAGTTGACGCCGACCGCCCAGTTGCCACGGTCCACCACCGTCATCTGCAACTTGATGTAGGTCTCGTGCAGGCTCACGCCGCACAGCCGGGTCTGGCGCTTCGACAGCACCAGCGGGCGCGACGTGATGAACAGCTTGCGCTTGAGGTTGATGGTGCCGCCGACATCGAGTGTCGCCTGCAATTCGTCGGTGTCATCGGCCACGCCGTCGCCAATGGCTTGGAACCACTCGGGGTTCACTCCGCCCTCATAGACGCGATCCCAGACCGCCGCGCCCACGATGCGGGTGCCGCCGTTGTCGACCGCTGATGCCGGATCCAGATCGTCGCGGCGGATGAACATCCCCGCGATGCCGACCGGGACGGCGGTTCCGACCATACCCGTCACGTCCACGCGCTTCGCTGGCCCGGTATAGGTGCGCAGCGCCGCGTAATCGCTGACGAAACCGCTCGCGTTGGCCGAGGTGGCTTCCGCCATCGCCCGCGCCACGGCGGCCTGCTCACTGGCCACGGAAGCCTGATTCAGCGCGGTTTGCGCGGCCTCCTGCGCGTAGCTGGACTGGAGGGCGATGTCGGCCGACTGGGCGTCGTTGTTGACCGTGATCGAACCGGGCGGCAGCACCGAGAAGTCCAGCACATACGTCACCGGGATAGGAATGTCGGGCGACTTGTAGAACAGGTAGGCCGCCGCGTGCGAGAGCACGGCAAACAGCGTGTTCCCGGAATAAAAGCCGATTTCGCCGATCCACTTATCGTTGGCCGAGCGGTTGTCGGGCGCGGAATTCGTCAGCAGCACCCCGACCTGAATCGAGCTGGGCGAAATGGTCGTGCCGCCATCGACGGGATAGCGCACGAATTCCTGCTTTAGAGCGGACTCGAAGCCGCTCGGGTCGTACTTCTGGCCACCGAACGCAATATGCGTGATGGCGACATTGAAGCCCGGTTGCTGCCCGGTGAACAGGGCGAGGCCATCGGAAGTGAGCGTAGGATTCAGGTTAATCATGGGGGCGCATCAAGAGAATTGATGCGCCCATTCTGTGGCGCACGAGCAGGCCGCCGCCCGGCGCTTTTCCTATGCCCCCATAGGTTACGGCTCGATCCACCCCTTGATGTGCAATTTGCCTGCGCTGCGGAGGCCAGCCATGCTCCCGTCGTTGTAGTAATTGAATTTCTGGTAATACAGGAACGGGATTTGAATGTTGGTGAAGTAATAAGGCTCCGTCGTGGTGGCGTTTTTCCTCATGTACCCCGTGTGCACGATGTGGTTGCTGCCATCCGGGTCGAAATACTCGGCATAGTCGCCCTGCGTCGCCGTCGAAAATGCGCCGCCGGATTCGAGGATTGCCGCCGTGGCCAGAGGGCTGATATAGCCGGCGCACTGCAATACCGCACCGGGCACCGTAAAGCGGCCGGCGGAAACGTCCGGCGACTGCAATTCGTTCATCTTGCAGCGCACGACCGTCCCGCTGTCGTAGATGTTGCGCACGGCGTCGTCGTCCATGTAGAACGACGAGATGTAGACGTAGTTCTGCGCGTTCGGGGGCGCGGGCAGAAGGAAGTCGCCGAACGCCAGACCGCCGGGCACATCGAGCGTGACGGTGGAGGCGCTGTTGGCGGTAATCTTGGCGATACGGCCGGACCAGCCCGAGCCCTCACTGATGATCAGGCAATCTACGCCCGCGAGATTGTTCGCGGTCTTCCACGCGTACGTCTGCACGAGCTGGGCGTGCACCATCTCCCCAGCCATGTTCAGCGTGACCACGTTCCCGGCGACGGAGGAGACCCGCAGGAATGGCATGGTGACGATTTTCGCGCTCGTGTCGCCGGGGTTGGAAATGGCGAACGCTGCATACCAGTTGTCCGAGCGGAACGTGCTTTCTGCACCGAGCCCTTCCGGCGCGCACGAGGCGATATTGTCGAGGAGCGGCAGCATCGGACCGCGCGCTTTTGTGTAATGGCCACGGTAGCGGAAGCCGCCCATGGTGGCAAAGCGCCGCGAAATCGTGACCGACAGCGCGTTGTGGTACAGCAGCGCGTCGCGCGGGCTTGCCACGACCGGCACAAGGGCCAGCGCATCGGCCACGCTGCCGGTTCCGTATCCGATCTGCGTTGCGCCGCCGGGAGCGGCAAAGGCTGAGGCTTCGACGTTCGGGATGTACCAAACGGCCCCGTTCCACGTCTTTTCCGCGCCCGCGATGATGTCGAAATAGCGGTCGCCCTTCTGGCTGGCCGTGCCATCGGGGCGCGCAGTCGGCGCTACCGCCAGCGGCCCGTAATAGGTCGAGCGGACTTGGGTTGCGGCGACAGCTGCCGCCGCCGCGTTCGCCTGTGCGGTTTGCGCGGCAAGCCGCAAGTCGTCCGAAACCGTGGGCGTATTGACCGTCAGGGCATTCGGCGGCAGCGTCGAAAAGTCCAGCACGTAGCTGATCGGAACATCGAGCCCCGGCGACTTGTAGAACAGCGCCCCTTGGGCTTGGCTGAGCACCGCGAGCAGCGTTGTCCCGACGTAAAAGCCGACCTCACCGATGAATTTGTTGTTGGGCGTGCGCCCCTGCGCATCCGCGTCCTTCAGGAGGGCGCCAATCTCGATCTGGCTGGGCGAGATGTTCGCGCCGGACGACACCGGGAACCGGGCGAACTCGGCATGCAAGGCGACCTCGGCCCCGGTCGGGTCATAGAAGGCGCTGCCAACTGCAATATCCGTGACGGAAACGGAAAAGCCGGGGGCCTGATTGGTGAACAGGGCAAGCCCGGCCGTCGTAATTCTTGGGTTTCGAGTAAGCATAGGGGTAGCTATCGTTTAAACGGCGGTGCCGGATGCGTCGGTCCAGATGGCGCTGTTCCACCAGATCGGCTTGTTGAGCGTCGTATCGAAGAAATACATTCCGTTGTAGCGGGTGCTCGGGCGCTGGGCGGTCGTGCCGCGCAGGTTCAGGCTGTTCGCCTGCGCGGCAAGCAGGCCCGCATGCGCGCCGCTGTCGGCCTGATGCGCGGCCAGCAGCGCCACCAGCGCGGCCGGGTCGGCGGTCGAATTGACCGTGACCGAGCCCGCCGGCAGCACGGAAATGTCCAGCGTGTAGGCGACCGGGATGTCGACATCCTGCGATTTATAGAAAAACGCCGGCTCGGGCTTGCTCAGGATCGCGAACAGGGTCGTGCCCGCGTAAAAGCCGATTTCCCCGACCCACTGGCTGCTGGTGGACCGGTTCTGCGCATCGGTGTTGGTGATGGTGAACCCGATGTTCACCTGCGAGCCATTGATGGATGTCCCGCCTGCGACTGGGAAGCGCGCGATTTCGAGCTTCAGCGCGCGCTCGTTACCGGTGGGGCTGTAGGACTGCGACCCGATTGCGACAGCGGTAATCGCTACGCTCGTGCCGGGCGTTCGGGCCGCCTCGCGCGCCAGCGCAAGGCCCGCCGTCGTGATCTTGGGGCTGAGATTGAGCATTGCATCCTCGAATGGTAGATGCGTCCATTCTCAGACTGGCGGGGAGGGGCGCGCTCCCCGGTTTTCCTATACCCCTTCGGATCGCTTGCAGTGGTCCTTGTCCAGCCAATCAAGGATGCGGCACAGGATGCACCAGCCGCGCACGCCCTCGGCGCGCCCCCGGTTCGCACGGCTGCTGATGCTCTCCTTGTCGTCGCCGCCCGTCGCCGCGTTGCCGAGGCGGTCGTAGGCGAGCAGGATGCGCTTGCCCCGGTCACTGCCGGTGATGATGTAGCCGACCATGCGCACGGATGCGACGACGTGCGCGATCTGCGCCACGATCCACAGGACCGCCATCGCCCAGCGCTTCATGCAGCACCTCCGTTTTCGTCGACAGGCTGGGGCTCCGCAGTCTCGTCGCCGGCCGCCGGCTCAGGCTCGGGATCAGGTTCCGGCGCAGGATCAGGGTCGGCATCCGGGGCGGGTTCAGGATCAGGCGCGTGCTCGGGCCACGTCACGGCTTGCACGGCCGTGATCGCATCCTCTGCCGGATCGATGCGCGATGCCGCATCAATGGCGTCCTCGCAGCGCTGGCGCAGGCCGATGATTTGGCCGGACATCACCGCGAACAGGTCCGCCTTCTGGATCACCTTTTGCGCCAGCGCGGCCAGATCGACCCCGCGCGCTGCGGAGAGGGCGGCGAGCAGCGGCGTGGGCGCGGCTGCATCGGCCGCGTAGGCGCGCGCCTCGGCCTCCTGCTTGGACCACGACTGCACCTCACCCTCGGGGTAGCCTGCCTTCACCGCACGCAGCTCCAGCTCGCACCGGGCATTGATTGCGGCGAGTGCGGCGGCCCGGACGCGCAGCAGCGTTACCGAGGCTGGTTCCGGCTCGGGCTCCGGCGTGGGGTCCGGGTCGGGCTCGGGTGCTGGAGCCTCAGGGTCCGGATCGGGGGCCGGGGCGGGCTCGGGCTCGGCCGGAGTCACGTCCTCATACGTCCATGCTTCATCGACGAAGCGGCGCAGCTTCCCTTCCACTGGCGGGGGCGGCGCGTCCAGTACGCACAGGTAGGGAACGTGGTAGACGCCTTCCTCCAGCGGCGACAGGTCGGCGACTGTATCGCCCACGTAGTAGCCGTGGGCGTCGAGCTGATACGCCGGGATGGTGGGCGAAAAGATGTCGTTTTGCGTGTCCATAATCGTCCGTTTTAATACTTGATGCAGGCCAGCATGGCAATATTGCGCACCCGGTTTTCCGTGATACCCGTCGAGTTCACGGTGACGCTGTGGCTGTGCGAGCCGTTCGCGTCCGACGTGAACGTGTGGTTGTGGGTGCCGGCAGGGTCGGATGTGAACGAGTGCGCGTGCGCATTCGCCGGATCCGACGTGAACGTGTGGTTGTGCGAGCCGGCCGGCCCCGTGTTGACGTTCGCGTAGGTCTGGGTACCGCCACCATCGCCGAATGCTGCCGTGGTGCCATCGCGCGCCGTAACGGTCGTCGGGTGCGTGTGGTTTCCGATGGTCGACGTGGTACCGGTGTGCGAGTGGGCTGCAACGGTGCCGGTCGTACCCGTGTGCGAGTGGTCAAGCACGCTTGCGGTCGTACCCGTGTGCGAGTGCGCCAGCGCGGTGTCGGAATAACCCGTGTGGCTGTGCGCCATGATCGCCGCATCTTGCAGCGTGCCGATGGCTCGCCCGCTGTCCACACCCTTGCCGTCATCGAGCGCGCGGATATGGCTCGCCCGGTAGTCCGGAATGCGGAACGTGGTAGCGCCGTCGCCGGGGGAGAACTGGCCGGGCAACCACGCGCCATCGTTGGCGGCCATGTTGCCGCTCGCCTGCGCGAACGCCCACAGGTCGGCATAGGCCGTACGGCTCAGGAGCGCACCGTTGCCCTTCACATAGCCGGCAGGCGCAAAAATCGACGGGAAGAAGTGCAGGGAGCCGACCGCGCCCGACACCTGTTCGACATCCCGCGTCGCTGCGCTTTTCAGCCCGAGATTCGTCCGCGCCTGCGGCACGTTCGTGAGGTCGGACAGGTTCTTGGACCTCGTGGCGTACTGCGGGTGCGGGTCGGCGCGGTTCTCGTGCTGGAAGATCACTGACGCCAAGCTTGCGGCGGCCATGTCTACCGTGACGGTCACGGAATTCTTCGGAAGGCGCGACACGTCGATCCGGTAAGCCACCGGGATATCGAAGTCGGACGTTTTGTAGAACAGGGCCTTGTCGGCGCGGCTCCACACGGCAAACAGGGTGGGGCCGGCGAAGAAGCCGATTTCTCCGATCCACTGATCGTTCGCTGAGCGGCCGTAGATGTCCGTGTCGGTGAAGTTCGCGCCGATCTGCACCTGATTGGGGATGTCCGACATGATGCCGCCCGCGATGATCGGGAAGCGCGCCACCTCGGCCTTGAGCGCCCCTTCGGCACCGGTCGGCTCGTACTTCGCTGTACCGATGGCGATATGCGTCAGCGTGACCTGAAAGCCGGGCGCGGTCGGATTGGGGAACAGCGCAAGGCCATTGTTCGTGATCGTGGGATTAAGCGGAACCATTGAATGCCTCGGATGACTGGTTCCGCCATTTTCTGGCCCGCCGCGCGGCGAGCCGGCCGTGCTTTTCCTATATCGTCACGAAAAACTCCGCCAGCTCGTCGGAGAAATCCGTTACCTCCTGCGCGAGATACGCGCGGTGCGCCGATTCCAGCATGGCCAGCACGGCGGCATTGCCGTTTGTGAAATCAGGGTTCAGGCGGTACCGCGAGCCTCGTTCTTCGATGCCCTGCACCTCGATGAAGTGATCGGGGTCGTGCTTGGTCAGGGCCGACATGATTTCGATGGTGCCGTTGGCCTTCGCGCGGAAGAAAAGCCGGATCGCGTCTTGCAGCTTCTCCTCGGTGAACAGAGAATCGCGATCCCCGGACCGGGGGTCGTTCGTCACCACCGTGGCACCCTCGAACACTTGGCCGGGCGGCATCTCGCGCGCCACCACCAGCAGGCCCGTATCGGTGTCGAGCGCGCCGAGCAGGTTGGCGGCCTTGCCCTTGTAGCCCGTCGCGACGGACTGAATGCGTATGGTTGCCATCGTTACACCTTCCAGATTGAGCCGTTGGTATTGAGGCCGTTCACCTCGATCACGACCGGGTAGCCGGCTGGCGCTGCCTTGCCGTCGTTCGGCTCGTCGGCTTTCGGCGCTTGGAACAGCGGGATCGTCGCGCGGATCGTCAGGTCCACGATGAGGATCGTCAGATTGGTCTGCTCGGCCTTGGCGTCGATGGCACCGAGGTCGATCTGCTCCAGCACGGCGGGGAAATCGTGCAGCTGCCCCGCGTGCTCGTGCCAGTGCTTGAAGCGCCGGCCGCCCGGACCGTTCGCCCACAGGTTGAACTGCATGGCCAGACTGTGTGCGGTATGCCCCTCGGGCGCGATGATGACTACCTGCGCGCGGTAGTCGTTCATGGACGTGCGCACCTTGAACATGCGCTGTTCCGGGTCGTCTGGGTTCATGACGTCCATCGCGCTACCGACAGGCAGGCCCCAGTCGGGCGGCGCGGGGTTGAAGTCCTTCGCCATCCCCACCAGCATCACCGGCAGGAACGAGGTCAGGCCCGGCGCGCCGCCCGGCTTGCCGTTGGTGCGCTCGTTGTCGTTCTTGCGCCACTCGTCGAGCATCGCTTTCACGTCGTCGACCATCCGGCCCGGTACCCATGCGATGGACTTGGCCAGCCCGCGCGAGACGTATTCAGTCATGGCCGGGGTGTCGGCCACCAGCTGGGCGTAGAAGTCGCCCATGTACTTGCCGAAGCCGATTTCGAGCGGCGTGCGGAAGCTCATCGCGGCACCCGGTAGTGCTGGTGCACGCGGTCAAGAATCATCTCGTTGGCGCGCGAATCCTCGGCCGGCTCGTCCTTCAGCTTGTCCAGCGGGGTGAGCGTGGCGCTCTTGAAGCTGGCGGCCGTCGCCGCGAGCTTGTCCGCGCCGCCCCGGCCCAGCAGCAGCGGGCGCACGCCCGGCGTGGCGCTGTCGAACACGGCCCCGGCCTTGCCGCTCGCGATCATGGACAGCAGCTCCTCGTTCTCCTCTTGCAGCTTCTGCAAGGTCTGGAGCGCCAGCATGTGATCGCCCTGCAGGCTGTCGTACAGCGCCGTCATGGCGGCGTTGCCCCGGTTGAAGTCCTGCATCACGAAGTCGAAGATCACGTTGTCGTCGAACTCGCCCACGCCGTCGAACACGTAGCCGCGATTGGTCGTGTAGTTCGGCTCCAGCACGTAGTCGAAGCCCGCAAACAGCGTCGGAACGTGCATATTCCCCATCGGGCGCGCGTCGATGGCGCTGGAAAAGCCCCCGGTGCGGCTGTTGTGCAGGCGCTCGGCGATCTTGCCGGCGGCCGTATCGAGGAATTCGGTCGTGTGCTCGATGTTGCCGTTCTCGTCGGCCGTCAGCTTGGTCGTGACGATGGCCGGCTCGATGTTGACGATCTTGCCCTGCACGGCTGCGTTCTCCGGCGGGATGAGGCCGAACTTGGCGCGGACCCAGTGACCGTAATAGCCCACCATGTCCCGGTTGCGCACGCGCTCCTGCGTCTCCGGCGAATTCACCAGCGCAGCGAGGCGGCGCAGGTCGAAGTTGCGGTCTTGGCCGCGATGGGTGCGCCCGCGCTGGGCGACGTTATAGCGGATAGATTCAGGCATGTTGTCCTCTTTACAATCTCAGTTTGCCGACGATGTACACCGGCATGGATGCGTCCGTGCCGTTTGCGATGGTTATTCCGTTCTGTGCTGCCGGGTCGCCCTGCGGGCGCTGGAGCGAGCCGATCAGGTTCACGGGCATGTCGATGCCGGCGGCGTCGTTGATGCTCACGCCGTTCCTGTACGCCTGCGGCATGCGCAGCGATCCGACGTAGGCGACCGGCATCCGGATCACGGCCCCTTGCAGGATCGGCAGCGGCGTCGTCACGACGTCGCAGGCGAGCAGCTTGCCCTCAGTGTACAGCGGCGCATTGCCGGCCGCGCCGTTGGACAGCCCGAGGCCCTTCGTGCCCGTGTTCGCCATCTCGACGTTCAGCACCAGCTCCAGCACCAGCCGGGCCGCCAGCGTCGAGCGCAGCGCCTTCTGCATGGCCACCAGCCCGGTACCGTCGTCCGCCTCGACCGTGACGCCCACGCGCACGCGGCTCGTCAAAAAGTGGGTTTGCGGATCGCCGTTCGGCGTCTTGTGCGCCGGGTATTCGAGCGCTGTCGCAATCGGGTGCCAGAACTGATCGATGCTCCATTCGTTCGGCCACAGCGTTTGCAGGTACTTGCGCAGGAACAGCATGCCGCGCCGTGGATTGCGCGCGCGCCATGCCTTGAGCAGAAACCGCATGCGCTCGGCGTCCCGGCGGATCACCGCAAGGCCGTCCGTCTGGAGGTTGCGCCCGACCAGCTCCTCGTCGCCGAGGTGCGCCATGCCGTACAGGTTCAGCGAGCGCTCCCGCTCGCGCACCAGCCGCTCGAACACGGCCACGAAGATTTTCTTCAGGTCGGCTTCGAGCTGGTTTTCCTCGTAGCTCCCGACCAGCGGGACGAGGCTGGGCGGGTCAATCGGGGTCAGGTCAGCCATCGGTCAATGGCTCCACAGGCCGTCGTTGTACGTCGATTGGGTCACGTTGACCGTAATGGACGATTCGGACAGGTACCGGAAGTGCTCGGGCTTGATCGTGCCGGCCGGCGTGGGCAGCGACAGCTGGAAGTCCGACCCCGTGTCCTGTAGCGCGGTCACGCTCGCGCGGATCGCGTCGTACATGCGCTTGTGGCTCAGGGCCAGCATGCCGCGCGAGGCTGCGGCCGAATCGCGCCCGTACAGCGCCAGCAATGCGCCCTTGACCTTGTTCGCGATGTCAGCGGGGTCGTGCACGACCGACACCTGCGCATTGACCACGACCGGCAGCTCCACCTCGACCGGCGTGACGAACGTGAGGTAGTAGGAATCGTCGGCGGCCTGCACGACCTTGCTGATTTCCGCCTGCACCCACTCGGGCGTGGCGCTGTCCATGAGCGCAGCGATGAACAGGCGGTTGATGTTCTGGACGGACGGCGGGCGCACCGATTCCTCGATCTTCTCGTTCCAGACCGACAGGAAGCGCAGCGGCTGGACGTTCCGGCGCACCAGAAAGTCGAAGTTGCCGAGGTAGACCGCCGAGGCGTCATAGGTGCTCGGGTACTGCGCCAGCTCGCGCAGCGTGTCGACGTCCACCGGGTCCGCGCCGGGGAACGACACCGCACTCAGGGTGATCTTGGCCAGCTGGTCCGCCGCCGCCGTGTTCGTCTCGAACGTAAAAGGGGCGTTTGCGGACAGGGTGGACAGGCCGCCCGTCTCCTCGATCACGAAGTCGATCACGGTACCGTTCGCCGGCTGCACGCCGAACGTGTCCTGCCAGCCGAATTTCGCATACAGGGCGCGGGATTCGTCGGTCTCCAGCGTGAAGCCGACTTCGCCCGGCGCGAGGTTGGAGAATTCCGGCGTGTAGGGGTAGGGCACGCCCGCGATGGACACCGACACGCCGCTGATGAACAGGTCCGCATCGGTCGATGCCGGCACTTGCACCGCGTAGAACGGCGTCGAGTTGGCGACGGTGTGCGAGTAGGGGCGCGCGGTCATCTGCTTGGCGCTGATGGTGGCGCTGGTGCCCGGCGCGATGGTGGCGGCCGTCTCGGCGACGTAGACGCGGCTCTGCGGGCCGATCATGCGCCGGCCGATGGTGATGGTCAGCGGCGTGTCCGCGTCGTTCTGGACGGCCAGCGTGACGCGCGCCGGCCGCGCAAACGGCAGGATGCCGCGCATGGTGGCGTCGGCCAGCACCGTCGTGTCGCGGGCCTTGGTGAAGGGCTCCATGCTCTCCACGTCCAGCTGCTGCGAAATCATCGTGAGCATGGTCGCCATGGCGTTCAGCGGCGCGAGGATGCGCGGATCGCCGGCCTGATACAGCTGGGCGGCGGTCGGGTAGTTCGAGACCTCCGCAGCGATGGCGGCCATGAAGTCGTCACGGGTCAGAGACATTTATTGGGTGCTCCCGATCAGGACGGGCTCGCCCGCCACGTCGATAAAAATGGTGCGCTTGTCCGGGCCTTCGTCGACCGCGTAGACGTTGATCGCGGACGCGGGCAGGGCCGCCACGAGCGGAATGTCCACGCGCATCTTCGCCAGAAAGCTGTCGGCGATGCCGGTGCGCATGGGGGACTGGAGCATGGCCTTGACGTCCGCGCCGTAGCCGCTACCCAAGTAGCCACCCGTGGGGGTGTTCAGCCAGTGCCGGATCATGTCAATCAGGTCATTTTTCGTGATGTTCTCCATGCGCCGATGGTACGGGCCGGGGCTGCTCGCGGAGGCTGCGTTTTTCCTACACTGCGGCAAAAAAATATAGATATCCCTATTGCCTGCTATGCCTCGTTACATTAGCATACCTATATTTTCCACGCTGAAACATCAGCATTCGATTAATTCAACCGGAGAACCTGAATGGCAACTGTCCAAGCTACCGAGAACACCCCCATCGCCGAAGGGCAGTGGATTTGCCGGACCCCGACGATCATGCATGCGCTCTGCTCCGCGCCGTACCAAGTCACCCGCGTTGCCGGCAAGCGCATCCATTTCCGTGACGGCGAAGCCGATAGCTGGCTGCTGTCGAAGTCGGTTCTGTTCGTGTGCGACACGAAAGAAGAGGCCGCAGCGGTGTACGCGGTCAGCTGCCAGCGCGCCGAGGCGATGATCGCCGCGATTCACGAAATCGACAGCAAGCACCTCGCGCTGATCGATGGCCTGATCGAATCCCCTGCGGTGGCGGCATGACGCGCGCGCGTAAGGCTCCGACGCTGGCCGAGCTGGAGCGCCAATGCGAGGCGTTCAACGCGCGCTGTGCGCTGGGCGGCCGGGTCGCAGTGAAACTTGACTTCGTGGATACGCCGAAGATCACCACCACGCGCACGCCCGCGACCGTTCTCAGCGGCCATTCGGCCGTCGTATGGTTGGATGGCGTGAGCGGCTGCTATGACCTCGGCTGCGTGACGCCGCTACCTGACCTGTCCGGACGCGAGTTCTACGTCGTAAGCCTCGCGCACACGAACCGCGAGCACGCGTATATCAGCGTCTGGCGGCCTGACAACGCCGGCTACGCGTGGCCGCTGTCGTGGGCAGGCAAGTACACGGCCGAACAGATCGAAGCCAATCTCGACTACTACCACCGGGGCGACAGCACCATCGCCGTGCCCTGCGAGGTTCTGGACGCGATTTCGGTACCGCCGACGAAGGGCACCATCGACAACGATGCCGGCCCGATTGTCCCGAACACGAAGGGCAGCTGGTACGACATCCTTTTTGCACCGATCTGGCCTCTGGCGCACGAGCCGAAGCCGCAATACAAGGGCGCGCGCCGCGCGAAGGCAGCATGATGAATACGATCCTGCGCCTGCTCTGCATCACCGCGATCCTTGCGGCCGTCATGTGCGGCCTGCTGCATGTCGCCGTGTATTTCGATCAGATGAACTACGTCACCGGGCTCGCATCCGGAGTGTTCCTGACCCTGCTCGCGGCCCTGCTCCTCAAGGTCGACCGCCAGACCCTCATCACCGCCGCCGAGGTGGCGGGAGCCATCAACCTTATCGACTGAAAGATCATCAATCAATGGACCAAATCATGTTTGGCGACACCGTAATCCCGGACGGCTCTATCGCGCGCCGCGCGGTACCGCTGCCCGAGCCGAAGCCCGCGCGGGAAGGCGTTATCACCCCGTCGCTCGGCGATCTGCTGATGCCAAGGAACAGCGCGAGCGCGTGCTCCAGAAGGCCCGACGCGAGGCCGGTCAGTGAACGCGCGCCAGCGACGCAAGTACCGCCGTGCGCTGCCGGCCGTCGTTGACCCAATCGACCCGGATGCCGATCTGCCGGACGGCCTCTGGCGCGATGCCACGGGCACGCTCACGTACACCTGCCGCCACTGCGACAGCACGCGCGAATGGTACGGCGAGCCCGAAGAATTCGACATGTTCAACCACTTCGAGTGCGGCGGATCGCCGTACTGCATGCCGTGAGAGGTAGAGGCACATGAACAAGTACACCCGCGTTTTCGTAGCCAGCTGCCCCAATAATGGCGAAGCGATTATCTACACGCTCACTATCGAAGTAGTTGGTCGCATGATCCCGGTAGAGCACATCGTAACCGCTACAGCTCTGATCAAACGCGGATACCACGAAGCGATTGCCGATGACCTTTTCCAACGGTTCGGAGGGCATCAGATTTTGCGTGCACATCATCATGGCGTGGACATTGAAACGGTACGGAGTGTCGTGTGACGCTGCATTACCACGGGACGCCGATCACTCCACGCAAGGTGCTGGCAGAACTGACCGGCCGATGCTTTTGCGTCTCGTTCTGGCGGCCGGACGACGTGGAATGGCGCCATCAGTACGGGCAAAGCGTCATGCTGGACAACGGGGCTTTCAGCGCATGGCAGGAGGCGATTCGGCGCGGCGCTACGCCAGATATCGACTGGACGGCTTTTTATGCGTGGTGCGACCAGTGGCTCGCCTTTCGCACGACGTGGGCTGCAATCCCTGACGTGATCATGGGCGATGCAGTTGCCAATGACGCGCTGATCCAGCAATGGCCGCACGGCCAGCGTGGCGCTCCTGTATGGCACATGCACGAGCCCATCGAGCGCTTGATGCGCCTGTGCGATGAGTGGGAGCGGGTCTGCATAGGCTCGTCAGCCCAATACAGCGTCGTCGGCTCGGCCGAATGGCATCACCGCATGACAGAAGCGATGAACGCGATCTGCCGAACTGGTCGAGCGCCGACATGGCTACACATGTTGCGCGGGATGAATGCAGCGCGATGGGGCTACCCGTTCGCCAGCGTAGATAGCACCGACATCGCTCGCAACCATAACAGAAAGAACAACCCTCGCGAGATGGCCGACGCTTGGGACGCAATTCAGTGCCCGGCCACATGGAAAAGAAAATATTTGCAAGCTGACCTATTGGAGAACGCAGCATGACCAGCACGATCAAACGACATGAACTGAAGACCGACCCGGCCGCATTCGATGCGGTGCGCCACGGCACCAAGACCCACGAAATCCGCTTCAACGACCGCGAGTTTGCAGTCGGCGACGAACTACTGCTGCGCCAGACCGTGTTCGCTGCGGCCGACCTGAAGCCGGGCCAGACGAACAGCTACACCGGGGCCGAGCTGCTGCGCCGCGTGACGCACATTCAGGAGGGCTACGGCCTCGCGCCGGGCTGGGTCATCCTGTCTTTTGACAGCGAGCCAGCCATCCTCAAGGGCATCGGCAGGATCGATGGCGACGGCTGGAAGGACATCACAAAAAGAGGCGAAGTCGTGTTTGTTTGGAACACTGAAATGCCTCGTCCGCACAAGGCAGGGCAGTACCCGCGCGTCGGCAACCAATGCGAGTGGACTGCCAGCACCGATCAATACGACTTCGCTCCTGCTACGCCGAATGAGGCCCGCGAAGTAATTGGCGGCATGATTTCCTCCGACCGCGACACAATCTCAGCGCTACAGAAGAACTACGACGACATGCGCGGCAGGCTTGAAGCCGCTCTCGAACAGCGCGGCAAAGACCTTACCCAAACCACTGCCGACTACGAGGAAATCTTGGCCGGCCATCGCCGCTTGGTGCGCGAGCTGGACGTGCTGCTGAACGGCGAAGCCGGCGCAGCGCGACAAGCCAGCCTTGCGGACATCGTAGCGCAGGTGCGGCGCGAGGGCATTGCAGCGCTGCCGCAGTCGGCACGCGACGTGATCGCCGAACGACGCGCTCAGGTGACGCGCGAAGGCTATGACCACGAGAACGACGACGCGCATGTGCAGGGTGAGCTGGGTGCTTATGCTGCCTACTACGCTATGCCGCCGGGCGCGCGCGAGTGGCCGGCCGCCGAAACCGGCTATGGCGAGACGTGGGGCGAGGCGATCATCCCCGAGGGCTGGACTCCGCCGAAGCCGGGCGACCGCCGCCGCGAACTGGTGAAGGCTGGCGCTCTGGTGCTGGCCGAAATCGAACGCATCGACCGCACGGGAGAAGGGGCATGAGCAACGTCATCAACCTGCCGGGTGCCGAGCGCGCCAACACGCTTTCCGACAGCGCCGCGCTGGCGCAGATCGCCGAGCTGCTGACGTTCAACGGCAAGACCCCGGCCGACGCGATGGAAATCGTCAAGCTGGTGGCCTCATTCGTCCGCGTGACCAAGGAACACGGCCGCATCATCCACGACATGACGGTCGCCAATCAGGCCGCATGGATCGAGTGGAAGCACGGCGGCGGCGCGGATGCCGCAATGGAGTGGGTCGAGAACGGCCTCGAAGGCCCCGGCCTGCTGCCCGGCAGCTGCGAGGACGACATCGACGAAGCCGACCCGATCCTAAAGAACCCGCAGGGCTACTACGACCGCTATTCGAGCTGGAACGGCGGCAAAACCGGCAACGCGGACCGCATCATCGGCGCGATGAACGACCGCGAACTGCTGGACTTCATGGAGGCCAATCTGGTGACGGTCAAGTGCGTGAACATTCCGACGCCGGGCGGCGATGACGCAGACACGGCTTTCGAGGTGATTCAATACCACATGGCCGCACCTCGCGAGCGCACCATCGGATACGCCAGCACCGCACGCGAAGCGATCCGCGCGGCGATCCGCGCCACGGACCCGCAGGGCGATCTGTTCGCGCAGGAAGGAGCCCCAGCATGACGTCCACGCACACGACCACCAACGACGGCATCACCATCACTACCAACGTAAAGATCGTGGCCACGATTGAACTGACCGAGGGCGACCTGCGCGCGCTCGAAGCGCTGGCCGGCTACGGTGACGACGCTTTCCTCAAGGCGTTCTACGTCAAGCTGGGCATGCACTACATGAAGCCGTTCGAGCGCGACTTGCGCGGCCTGTTCGCGCGCATCCGCAGCACCGTGCCGAAGGCATTGCAGGCCGTTCTGGCTGCGCGCGAGGCGCTGGGAGGCAAGAAGTAAATGCCAGCAGCTCCGCAGGCCGAGCACGAAATGACGACAGGGCAGCGCATCGTCGCGCTGCTGCCCGCCACATCTCGGCAACTACTCAGGAAAATCCGTATCTCGACGTCTACCCTGCATAAGTGGCTCACCCGCCTACGCGACGACGACGAAATACACATTGGGGACTGGAACCGTTCGGTAGGCAATCTGGTGGCGGTTTGGACGGCCGGGTCGGGTCCAGACGCGCCTCGCCTACCCCCGCTGACCGGCGCAAAGGTCACTGCGAACTACCGCAAGCGCAAGCGTGCCGAGGCACGGCAGCTCGCGAGGGAAAAGGCTGCGGCGCTAAAGAAGGCCGAGAAAGCACGCTTCACCAATGATCCGCTGATGGCGGCGCTATATGGGAAACCTAAGCGGAAAACGGCATCCAAACTATCGAAATCGCTATAAAGGGATTTGAATCATGAGCCAGACCCATCTACAGCAGAAAATCGCCCGGCTTGAACAGGCGAACGCGCTCATCACCGTGATTTCGACGTACGGCCGGCGCTTCTTTTACGACGCCAAGCAGAACCGCGTGGCCCGGATCGAAATCGGGAAGGGCGGCCACCTCTACCTGATCGACGACTACACCGGGCATCCGGTCTATATCGCCTACAACGGCGAATGGTCGGGCTTCTCGCACGGCGGCACGCTGCGCGATCTGGTCAAGCGGCTGGCCGAATACGTGCGCACCGGGAAGCAACTGCACCCGCATTGGATCGGTCCAAAGCGCCACAGCGATGACTCGAACATCTGGGGCTATGCGGCCGATGAGATGGAGAAGTGCAGGGCGGCCGCGCTGGCAACCGGCGTGATCGCACAAGAGGCGGATGTTACCGCCTAGTACCAGTTCAATACCGGGCCGAAATCGATCCTTTCCGGACGCCTATATTTTGCTTGACTGCGTATTTTGTGAGCGCATACAATATGCTTCATTAGAGCGGCGTGCTGGGCGCATCGAAAACTGGAGAATGAAAATGCGAGCAAGATTTCCAATTGGCTTTGAATTTGAGAAAAAACGTGTCCCGAAGGAAAAGTTTTTTACCTCCTACCGGATTGATGACGTCTTGGTGACGCGTAGCGTCGCTACGGACGAAATCGTGCGCATTGAATACCGCGTGTCACATGTTTTCCTAGGCCAACGCATCCCAGAACTCATGGTTGACACCACCATTGCGCGCTCTTTGAGCAACGAAAAGTTAGCTGAATTCGCCTAACACCACCCCGCGCCCGCTTCGGCGGGCACTTCGCCAACAGCCCGCCACGAGCGGGCTTTCCCACTGAAAGCGGCGCACTGGGCGCGGCGATTACCGGAAGGGCAGAATTATGGAATTGCAGGGCACGACGGAACTCTTCGTTCAATACCTTGAATACGTGGCAGCGACTCAACGCAACGGCGTGTTCCCTCCGTACGGTTACGCGACGTGGATTCGCTGCCGCACGCAGTTCTAAGCCCCGACCCGCGCCCACTTCGGTGGGCCAACCTTAAGGAGAAAATAATGAAGAGCATTCGCGAGCTGGTTGCGAAACTGGGTTTGACGCAACAGGAATTGGTAAGCCGGATCGTCGACGAGAACCCGCTTGCCGCTGGCGAATTGAACGCGGCTGAATTCGACACGCTGATCGCGCTCATCGAGCACGGCCCACTGGAGGATGGCCACGTGCCCAGCAAGTCCGGGCGTGACGGCCTGATTCAGCGCGGCTACGCAATGCGCGTTCAAGCCATCGACTACTGGCGCACGGCCGCGACGCCCGCCGGCATCGCCGCGTACAAAGCGATGTTCGGCCCGGCCGAGACGCTGCGCGAGGCGCAGGCCAATCGCAAGGCGGCGAAGTCGTGAGCACCTTCGACAAAGTGCAGGGTGGCCGCACGTACAGCATGTCCCTGAGCGTGCGCGGCGCGATTGCCGAGCTGAGCAACCAGCCGCCTGAATACGAATCGTGGTTCGGCGAAAAGAGCACCGGGCGAACACTGACCAACATCGAAGCGCTGACCGCGTTGACGCTCGACCTCGCGGCCGGGCGCGAAATGCTGCCGATGAGCGAGGAGTGCGGCAACCCCTGCGGCCACGCCGACAAGGGCTGCGCCGGCTTTAACTACGGGAAGGGCGGGGGATGCCCCGGCTACCCGACATCACAGGAACAAGGAAGTAAGGCATGAGCAATTCGACTATCGCTCGCTGCATCGGCAGCAGCTACGACGGCCGCACGAACAAGTGGCGCGTGACGTGCCCGGCATGTATGTATGCATTTGAACCGCAAACAACCCGGCTCGCAACTCAGTATCTGCAATGCCCGAAGTCTAAGTGCAACGCCGAGATGGTTGCTAACTACAACGCTGAGCCGCCGACCGTAACGCTTCTCCCCGGCAAAGAAAGCGCACAGGAGAATAGGAGCGAAGCGTGAGCGATCTGTTCTACCTTCAGGACAGCCGCACCTACGTCGGCAACGACATGATGTTCTGGGCCAAGGACGGGAAGGGCTACACGACGGACATGCGGCTGGCGGAGGTTTACACGAAGGATGAAGCCCAGCGACGACACAACCACCGCGCATCGGACATCCCGTGGCCGAAGGACTACATCGATGCACGCACGCGCCCGGCCGTGGACATGCAGCACGTCAACCGCGCGGCGGCGCTGGCCGGTACGGGGATCGAGCTGGCCAAGCCCCGCCCGAAGACGCCCGACACGATCAACTGCACCGGGTGCGGCCGCTTTATGGGCGGCACCCAGCGATACCTGCAAGATTGCGAGCACTGCGGCACCAACAACCGACCATGAAAGAGACCTCGATGAAAGCCAACGAATCCACGCCCCCGATGCTGAAGTGGGCACTGCGCGAATTGCTGGGCACGCTGCCCGAGCGACGCGACTGGTTCAACCCGGACGCCGAGAAGATCATGCGCGAGTACGTGAACGCGCCGGCAACTCCAGCAGCGCCCGCTGCACTCCAAGCCGCGATTGATGAAGTGGCCGGCTGCTTCCGCGCGGCAGAAGTCGAGGGGCTTTCTACCGCGCTCGCTGAAACGTCCGATGAACGCCTCAAGGATTTGATCGAACGACGCCTGATGCACGCGCTCTATGCGGTACAAGGCGCAGCCAGCGCAGCAGCACCCGCTGCGCCCTCGGAATTGCCCGCGATCCTGTTCGATGGGAAGGCGGTCTATGACGAGGTGCAGGCGCACGCGGCATGCAAGACGAAGACCAGCGCAGAGAACGTTTCCGACGTCTTGGATGCAGTCGTGCGCCTGATGCGTAAGGAAGGAGCCGCACCCGCTGCGGAACAGGCGCAGGACGAGGTGCGCGACCGCGTGCGCAATGCCGTGGCGCAGGCGCTGACGTGCGTGTACTTCTGCGGCCGCAGCTGGAGCGCATGGAGCCACGGTACGATGCACGAGGATGATTTCACGCCCGCCGGCGAGGTCGACGAAGTGCTCGATGAAATCGTTGACGCGGCGCTCGGCGCGATGAAGCGCCCGGCCACCGGAGGCGCAGCATGAACGCAATATTCATCGTAGAAGCCGGCGTGCACTATCAAGGCTCGCGCCTACTCCGCGCGTTTGGCAGCAGGCCAGAAGCCGAAACGTTCGCCGAGCGGTGTCGCGAATACCATAAGACGCGCCCCGACTGGCCGGGCGGCGACGCCACCGAGGCCGATCTGGAAGCGTGGCGCGTTGCGGACAATGCGTGGGAAGCAGGGCACCCCGGCGGCGACGTCGGATCGCCGGACTACTTCGACGTGACTGAGGTGCCGTTCGGCCCTGTGGCGGCCAGCGGCGAAAGCGGGGTGCGCGATGCCGATGCGTGAGCCGACGAAGCAGGAAATCGCCAAGTTCAAGCGCGCATGCAAGGCGCTCGACGAGCTGGGCAAAGCAGGTTTTCACATCTACTTGGCGAACGACACCATGCATATGATGGTAGAAGACTCCCACACCTATGCCCTGCGGCCAAATCGGCACGCGATCCGCGAATCCGTGCACATCTGCGGCGCAGGCGGCGGCGACTGGTAACGAAAGGACATCATGGAAACGAAGAACAACACCGCCAGCATCGATCTGGCCCAGCTGGAAGCACTGGCGCGAGCGGCCGATCCGAACGGCGCGTATCATCTTGTTACCCACTATCGCCACGGCGCAGACGTGAAGGCCGAGGAGGCATGGCGGCAAGCCGCGACCCCGGCCGCCGTGCGCCAGCTGATCGACCTCGTGCGCCGCGCCCAGCCGCGCGTAACCGAGCAGGCGGACGAACGGGCGAAGTTATCGCAAGATGAGGTGATTGAGCTTCTTCGCGCAGCAGGCATCCCAGATAACCAGCTTCGCCTACTGTATGGCGGACATGGTCTGACCTTGTACCTTGAGCACTTGACCACTTTCGCCAACACGACCCGCGCCGCGCTCACCCAGCAAGCCGCGCCCGAAGCACCTACCGAGAACGCCGAACTCACCACGTTGCTAGAAAAACTCCATGAGCACTGGGGCGACTGCTTGTGGATAGACGCCAGCGAATTGATGGCATTAGAGAAAGTGATTACGTCCGCACCGGCCGCACAGCAGGCAGGAGCGGCTGTCGATGACGGCTACCGCTGGCGCGACTGCGAGGATTGCGGCGGCAGCGGTCGCATCAGCCCGAACGAACTGTGCGCGCGCTGTGAGAAAAGCGGCATTCTTCCTGCGGCCACCACGGCAAGCGCGAGCTATGAGATGCCGGAAGGCGTCAAGAACCAGATCGAAACGCTGGGATGGAAGCTGCGCAACCACGAGCGGGCCTTAGAAATGCGCAAGCTGCACGACAAGGGCGACGTCTGGTACTGGCAGGGCGATGGCGGCGACAACTTGGAATCGATGAGCATGGGCATGGTCGTTGTGATCTGCGCTGACGACTTCCGCGCAGCCCTCGCCCGCGCCCAAGCACCCAGCCGGGATGCTGCGCCGCTGGAAGCCATCCGGACATTACGCATCGCTCTCATCAATGCTGCCGTGAAACCTCAATGGGCCGAAAGCATCGCCCAGCGCGCACTGGAGGCGACAAAACAATTTGCAGGCGCTGATCTCGCCCAGCAGGGCGCATCCCATGCACCGCTGACCGGTGATGCCGCCGAGTTGGACGCGTGCGCTGCAATGCGCGCTCAATGCGGGCACTGCGGCGGCACGGGCGACGTACATCGTGGCGATGGCGAATACATCGGCGAATGCTGGTGCAAGGCCAGTGGGAACGACGGGCTGACCGCTGCCGAGCGCACCTTCGTAGAAGTGGTGCGCCAGCGCCCCGGCCACAAGCTGAATTCCGGCGAAGCGTGGGGCCCCGAGGGCCAAGCGCTATGGGAAGCCCCGGAAAATCTGGGCCTGATCCGATGCGTGGGCAGCTTCAAATGGGTCGTGCCGGGCGCGCAGGCGCAGAACCCGGTGGCCGATGCTGTGCGCGCCGCGATCTGGAGCGCTGACGCGCCGACCGAGCAGCGCTGGTACTGGCACTGGAGCGGCAACCCGGACGATGCTCCGTTCCCGCTGTCGGTGCTGTGGAGCGGCACCGCGAAGAAGTGCTTCGTGTCGATGAACCAGACCGAGAGCGGCACCGCTGAATGGTGCGACGAATACGGCGGTTATTGGACGCCCATCGTGGAGCCGCGCATTCCTGAAACCCTGCCGAAGAAGGGGAAGGCCCGATGAGCGCCGAGTGGAAGCTCAAACGCACCGCGCAGTGCGCGAAATGCCCTTGGCGTAAGGACGTGGACCCGCACGACATCCCGAACGGCTACTGTGAGACGAAGCATCAGGGCCTCGCCAAGACCATCGCCAAAGGCGACCCGCTGGAGCAGCTGCGCGGCAGCGTGCAGCACGTCATGGCATGCCACGAGATGGACGATGCCCATTGCGTCGGCTGGCTGGCCAACCAGCTCGGGCCGGGCAACAACATCGTCCTGCGCCTGCAAATGCGCACCTGCACGAACGCCAACAAGCTGCGCCTCGTCGGGGAGCAGCACGAGCGGTTCGAGGACACGCTGCCGGCCACTGAATCATGAGCCTCGTCGACTACCTCTACAAGAATCGGACCCAGATGGAACTGGCAAAAGAACTGGCGGCCAAAGCGCATGAGAACGCCGCCCTGAAGAACCGCGTGCACGAGCTGGAGCACGAGCTGTTCTGGATGCGCGTGGCCGAGCGCCAGCATGGAGAAGGCATATGATTCACACCCCCGAGCGCATCCGGCAGCGCCGCGTCCAGATGCTCGTGCACTCGTACCTGTACTACCAGCTCGATGCGCCTATCGTGTCGGACGACACATGGCAGCGCTGGGCCGATGAGCTGAGCGCGCTCCAGCGCGAGCACCCGGCCCGCATCCGGTTCTACGATGCCGAGTTCGCCGACTGGGACGGGTCTACTGGGATGCACCTGCCGCGCGACGAATGGGTGCGCCAGAACGCGCTACGGCTGCGCGCAATCCACGAGCGCGGACATGCACGCCCCGAGCCGGAGAAAACGCCGCCAGCGCCCGATACGCGCCCGCCAGCCCTATTCGACGCGCCGCCGAAGAAAGCACCAGCGGCCCCGCCGCCGCAAATGTCGCTGTTCTGACCGCAGGACGAAAAAAAGCCCCGACTCACGGGGCTTTTTGTTTTGCCGGGGGCGTCAGTTCCAGCCGACCGGGCAGGAAATGCTCAGGGTCTCGGGACACAATCGCTCGTGCGCATTGGAGACGGGGACGTGCGAAGCGCTCATCAGGGCCGCGTAGCCCGGCAGGGCGATCACCGAGGCCATCAACATCACCGCGACAGGACTTCGTTCGATGGGCACGGCGGGCTTGACCATGCCGGCGGCCAGCTGGGCGCGCTCGACTGCCGCGACGGCCACGACCGGGGCGGTGACAATCGCATCATTGGCGACGACCGAGACGGCGGCCTGCTCGATGCGCGGCGGGCTGGTACCGGGCGAAGCCGGGACGACCTGTGCGCACACGCTGGCGGCGAAGCCCATCAGTGCGACGGCGGCCAGCGTGACGAGCATGCGGGATCGGGATTTCAGCATCTTGACTCCTTGGGTTGAGGTTGGACTACGAAGGGATTACGCGGTCACACGGACGGCGTGGGTTGCCGAGCAGCTGATCGACGAGGTGCTGATGACCGGCGAATCAGCCGGGCCGGACCAGCTCAGGTAGCCGCTGCACGACACGGAAACGTTCTTGGTGTCGTCGTCCGCCAACAGGTCGACGACGGCATTGACGTTGGCCAGCACGGCGTCGCGGTCGCGCGCATGCATCGGCTGGTGCGCGAGGACGATTTCATCGAATTTGGCGGCGGCGGCCGCTTTGACTCCGGCCTTATCTGCTGCTGCGACGGTGAACGAAAAGCTCATGGGGTTCCTTCAGGTGGGTTGAACTGCGGAGAAGCCGGTTACGAGTGGAGCGACAGCCAAAGCCAGAGAAATCGGCACAGGGCGTCCGAGAAGGCCCAGCCGATGGGCAGCGCGCACGCGACGAGGAGGGCGAGCCCGGCGGCGCTGATGCGTTGTCCGCCTGCACGGCGAAGTCGCATCTTCATTCCCTCATTTCGTGAGCGCATACGATTTGACATAAGATAGATTATGCGAATCTAAGTCATTGATTTTAAAGGACTTTTAATCGACAATACATTTTCTATTGTCGAGTCCGGTTGTTGCGCGAATCCGGCCCGAGAACGTCCCGGAAAACGGTCCCAGAGTGCCTAGCGGTGATCTGCCCAGCTTCGCGCCCGGTATGGTCGCCACACACTACGGGGATGACTGTACGGCTGGCCCCGGCACGCGCCCGGCGGCGTTTTCCTAACCGCGCGGCGCTTTCTCTTGACAGTTAGTTTCGTGATCGCATACATTATGCGCAGTTAAGCGCGAGACGCGGCATTACACGGAGAATTTGATGGACAAGAGCAGGATCAGGGTCGCGAGAAACACCTACGGCAATTACGTGGGCTTCATCGGCTCGAAGGCGGCCGAGCAGTTCGGCGAGGACGAGTTCCGCGCAACGCAATGGCTGAGCGACCGTCTCAACGAGGGCGGATTCGTCCTGTCGGCGAAAAGCGATGTGACCATGCGCGATGTCGAGCGCCACCGCGCGAACGTCGCATGACGAAGGCCCCTAGCACCATGCTGCTGAACCTCAGTTCCCTCATGCTCCGCCTGCTGGCGCAGCACGCACCCCTCGGCAGCTTGCTTGCGAAGATCGGCATGCAGCTGCGCCACCGCCACGACGCCGCCAGCGGGGTCCAGATCATGGCCGACGACAGCGACGCCGCGTGCATCGCCCGGTGCGCGCTGGATCGGTTCGAGGCACTGGGCCACGCCATTGCCGCCGCCGAGACTGACGCGGACAAGGAACCGCTGTTCATCGAGTACCACGCGTGGCGCGCGCTCGTGCGCCAGCTGCCGCCGGCTTGAGCGCCCGCCGGGTCCGTGCTAAAGTACCCGGCAACCACACGGCTGGCATCTACCGAGGAGCGAGAACACACACAGGTAATGCTGGTGCAGTGCGCGGGCGGATAGGTGGGGTAGTCGCCAGCCGTGTGGTGATCCACGAAGAAGCGGGAGAAAGACGGCCCTTGAATCCCTCGACAAACAATAGCAGCAGTAAGTGGGCCTAGCCGGGGTGGGACCGGCAAGTAATAAGCCACTTCGCATGAAGGCTGAGCAGGCTACGAGTTAGCGCTTGCTGTCGGTAGTGGCCGGTTCGATCCCGGCAGCCGCGAAGATTGGAAACCGTCCGTAAGCCCCGGCCCCGCGCCGGGGCTTTTGTTTTCGTCCTGCGAATTCCACAGGGCGGCCGAAATCGACCGCTTGCGGCCGCCCTCGCCGGCCATGTCCAAAACCATGCCTTTCCAGTTTTGGATGCGCCCCAACTTTCGCACACCGATATTGCACAAATTGCTTGACAGCAGTTTTGTGAGCGCATACATTTATACCTATACGGCGCAAAGGCGTCGCAACTTTTGGAGAACAGATCAAATGGCCGCGAATACCGAACTGACGAAATCGCAACAGGCTGTGATCGATGCCATGAACGATGGCGCAAGGCTTGCCGTTGATCCGATTACGGGCGCACACCTGATCCGCTCATCCGAGCTGGCTAAAAAGCATGGCGTAGCACCAATGGAGCGGGTAAGCATCAAGACGTTCGACGCCTTGCGCAGCAAGCGTGCCATCAAGCGCCCGATCAAAGGCGGCACGGAGTTCACTTTCAACGGCTACGGAGATTTCATCGTCGCCTGAACATTAGCCCACCAAGTACCAGTCCACGGCCGCCACGAGCGGCCTTTGCCAGTAGAAGCGGCGCGCAGCGCTGCACAACGGAGAAACCCGATGGCTACCCCAGAATCACAACTGATTGCCGCGCTAGAGCGCATCCGCGCCGGCCGCGTTGCACCGAACATGACTGACCGCCTGAGCGACACCGAAATGGCGCGCATTGCACACGAGGCCCTGACCGCTGCCGGCGTCGGGGCGAAGATCACCCCAGAAGCCCTGATGATCCTGAAGTGATCAATATGAAGTGCGCGATCCTTTTCCCGCATCACTGCTTGGGCGATCCGCGCGACGCGGAGGGATGCCGCCTGCCGAACAACCACGCCGGGCCGCATGAATTCGTCGCCGCCGATGGCCGCGTGATGCAGTGGGAAACCGATTTGGAATGCTCCTGCGAACACTGCATGGAAGGCTACGGCGACTACTGCACCACGTACTGGCCGAAAGTGCGCGTGTTCGCGTTCTGCCGCTCGATGCCGGGCGAGCCCTCGATGCGCACGCAGCTGGAGGCCATTCAGGCGGCCATCGGTACCGACGTCGACGCCGACTGCATCATTGAAGACGGCTCGCCGGCCCTCTCGCCGCCATCCAAGCGCCCGGCGCTGCGCCAGCTGCTGGAGACCGCCGCGCGCGGGGATCGCGTCATCGTCGCGGCGTCCCGGCTGCTGGCCCTGACCCGCGCGGAGGTGCGCGCCGTCATCAAGCAATTCGACCGCGCAGGCGTTCAGGTGTCGTCGCTGGACGATGGCGACCTGAACGGCCTACGCCCCAATGGAGATTTTCAAGGAACCCTATGACGACCAAGTCGAAGAACCTCACCGACGATAATCAACCAGAAACCGCGCAAGACGCACAGCGCGACCTGACGCACATCGCCGCCTACCTGCGCGAGACCAGCGCACCTCAAACGCTGGTCAACCGCCTGATGGCCGTGAGCCAGTTCATCAAGACAAACAGCACTGCGCCCGCGTCGACAGCCGAGCTGGCCGCCGCCCAGCGCCACACCTACGCCAGCATCGCGAACAGCATGACCGGCAAGCACCGCGACGAAAAGCACACCGAATACGTCACGCTGGCGGATGCCGAGGCGGCCGTGCGCGCGGCCTCGGATCGAAAATCCGTGCTGCTGAAGGCCGCCTATGACCTGCTGGCGAAGCAACGCGACTCCGGGTACGTGCTGAACCTGCTGCAAGAAACGGCCTTCTACGATGATGCGGACTGCGATGGCTACTGCCTCATGGAAGAAATCGCGGACGAGCTGGGCATCGACACGGATGCGCAAGCATGAGCGCCGTCAGCGAAGCGCTGATGCGCCGCATCGGCAAGATTAAAGCGCTGGCCGAGCGTGGCGTGGATGGCGAACAGGCCGCTGCACAGGCGATGCTGGAAAACATCCTGTCGCGCCACAATCTGACGATGGCCGACATCGAGGACACCGCGCCGGTTCGTAGCTGGGTCGAGGTGAAGTTTTCAGGCGAGCATGAGCGCACACTCATGGGCCAGATTGTGCGCAAGGTGACACAGCAGAACGACCTCTACATTAAGCGCCAAAAGGGCACGCGAGCCCGCTACTACGTCGAGCTGTCGCCGGCCGAGCATGTCGAGGTCGAATTCTTGTTCGAGGTGATGCGCCGCGCGCTTGCCGATGAATTCGACAAAGTGCTGTCCGCCTTCATCTACCGCAATGACCTCTTTGGCCCCAGTGCCGAGAGCGACGAAGACGAGGAGCACCCGGCCGCGCGGACGCCTGAGCAGGTCGCCCGCTCGCGCCAGATTGCGGCGATGGCGATGCACATGAGCCCTGTCAACGTACGGAAAGCAATCGAATCATGAGCATCGTCTATTCCGCCGATGTGTTCTGCGACGGCGAATGCGCCGGCCTCTGGACGCACGGGGCCACCGGATCGGCGGCCCCGACGAAGACCGAAGCACGCGCGAACGCCGCCCACTCGGGCTATGTCCACCACAAAGGCAAGGACTACTGCCCGGCATGCTGGAAAGCGCTCGCCGCCAAACAAAACGAACCCGAGGAGGCCCACCAGTGAGCCGTGTTTTTGCCTACTGCCGCGTGTCGACGACGGACCAGACCACCGACAACCAGCGCGCGGAAATCGTCACCGCTGGGTACGCCATCGAGCCCCAGCGCGTCATCACGGAGACGATCAGCGGCTCCGTTGCGGCGAAGTCGCGCCCCGGCTTCAAAAAGCTGCTGGACCGGCTGGAGCGCGACGACGTGCTGATCGTGACGAAGCTGGACCGCCTCGGGCGCAACGCGTTCGACGTGCGCGGGACAGTGGAACACCTCGCCAGCATCGGCGTGCGCGTGCACTGCCTCGCGCTGGGCGGCATCGACCTCACCAGTGCGGCCGGCAGGATGACCATGCAAGTGATCGCCGCCGTCGCCGAGTTCGAGCGCGACCTGCTCATCGAGCGCACGAATGCTGGCCTACGCACGGCGGTCGCGAAAGGAAAGCGCCTCGGCAGGCCACCCGCCCTGAACGAAGAAGACCGGGAACAGGCCCTCGCGCTGCTGGCGGTTGGCGTGCCCGTGTCCGAGGTGGCGCGCGACCTCGGCACCTCCCGCGCGACCATCATCCGCGTGCGCGACGCCGCACAGGAAGCAGCCCCGGCGTGATTGCCGGCGCAGCACCAGACCGAGGCCCGGCACGTCCGGGCTTTTTTCGTGTCACGTCACAGAAATAAAAGATTCTTGACAGCTCTATTTGTGATCGCATACATTAATGCACATTGCGGCGCACTGGGCGCGGCGAATACTGAAAGGGCAGGATCATGAGCAAAAAGCAGTTCGCAAAACTGGCTGCAAAATTCGGAGGCTGGATGGAGGGCGACGTAGCGCGCTTCCCGACTGTATGGGCAAAGCAGGAATTTGAGAAGGCACTTGCTGCCGCCTAAACACCAACCCGCGCCCGCTTCGGTGGGCGCGCTTTTAGGAGCCGAGAATGCCCCTCCTCAATGCCCTCGATGTCCGCCTTACGCGCGACCGCTTCGACGATCCGCTCGTCATCATCGACACTCCCCTCGGGAATGGCATGGCCGCCTCGCCGGCCCAGTTGCGCGAACTGGCGCGTACGTTCCTGCTGGTGGCGACCGCCGCCGAGGCGTACCCGACGAAGACGAAGCACTTCACCGATGCGCCGCGCACGTTCCCAATGAACATGTACCCGGACGCGCGGAAGTAGACCCGCTCGCCCAGCAGCGCCCATGCCCGCCACGAGCGGGCTTTGTCCATAGAAGGCTGCGCACCGGGCGCGGCCACGATTTGAAGGAGCCCCACATGAGCACCACCCCCGCGCGCGAGGCCAACGCGTGCGTCCTGCACGAGCGCCCCGGAGTGCAGACCGTGTGGCTGGTCGAAGTGCCCATTACGTCCGCTGCAACGAAGATGTATCAGGCGACGACCTACCCGCATAGCGCGCTGATCTTCCTGCAAGGCGAGCGTGGGCGCACGATCCCGCCCGGCGTTGCAACGCGGCTGCTGCCCACGGTGCGCGCCGCCATCGAGCGCGCCAAAGACAACCACACAACCGAAGAAAGCAAGCCCAGATGAGAGTCGATGAGAAGTTCAATAAGCGCACGGCCAATCAGGTCGAGGTCGTCGCGCCGGTCGTTCAACATGGCCCGAAGTACGATCTAGGCGTTCGTGTCACCCTTTACGCGACCCACGACAGCGATAAAGGCCAGCTCGGAATCAACATGACGGCCTACGAGGCGCTGGAATGGGCGCAGAAACTGACGGGCGCGGCCATCCAGCAACTGAAGTACGAAGCCGAGCGCGCGGAAGCCCTGCGCACGCGCCCCGCTGCATAACCCAACACTGGAGAACCACAATGCCACGACATCAAGCAAGCGAAGAAAGTTTGAAACAGGGTATCGCCGAAATACGCAAGCTGGCCGAAGCGCACGAGTCCCGCGTAGCGAAGGCGGCCAAGCTGGAGCAGCTGGCCCCGCTGGGGTTCCGGGACGCCGAGGATGGGGAAGCACCGGACGCCCTCTGGCACCCGGTGCTCGGCCCAATCAACCACGGCAGCGTCAGACTGGAGAACGTGCTGGACCTCGTGTACGCCGCCGGCATGAAGCGCGGCGCGGACGACCTGCGAGCCCATCTCCGCGCTCTGCTCGACGTTCCGCAAGCGCCCCGGCCGGAGTGACCTTCCTCCAGCGCACGAGAGCCCGCCCAGCGGGCTTTTTTTTCGTCTACCCCAAAAGCAAAAAGCCCGACTATCTCTCGACAATCAGGCTTTCAACCGGCCGCACGGGACGACCTCACGGGCTACGCCCAAGCGAATTACACCGCCCTGCGCGCATTGCGCGAGCGTGCCGGGCCTTGCGGCTGACCGGTAAGCACGCGCGGCGCTGCCGGTGGCACTGGGATGCGCTGGAACTGGCGCACATCGTACCCGGCAAGACTGAGCCCGTCGCGCTCAAACCGGGCAACGTCGGCGGGATGCACCAGCAGCACTGGCAAACTCGTTTTCTCCATCATTTCTCCTGTTTTTTCGTCCAAAATCATTGTGCGGAATCATTCCCCTGTACGAAAGTCGTTTCACTAGGTTCTGGACAGCCTGTCGGGCAGATGTCCGCAAGCGAACGATTCCGGTCGCGCTACCGCCCGCGCTTGGTCCGCAGCTCGCGCGCACGCCGGCCGCTGCGCTGGGCACCCTGAACCGGCCAACTTGACCGTTTTGGCAAGTTCGCGACGTACGCACGCACCGGGTCAGGCCAGCGCTCCACGCGCGGCAGTGGGTCCAGACGAAACAAGCGCTCCGCATCGGCCAGCAGAGCCTCGAAATCGGGCGCAGGAGGCGCGATCTGCGTCGCGGACGAATCAAGAGCCACGGACACGCCAAGACCGCCCAAAACGCGCGCCAGCGCTTCCCCGAGGCCAGCGCCGCCACACACCAGCACGACCCTCATGCCGCGCACCCACCGGCCCGCCGGTAGGTCATTGGCTTAGCGGCGTACGCCTCGCGCATCCGACGCAACACGGCATCACGATTGCGCCAGAAATAGATGGCGGCCCTCATGCGCAACTCTAGACGATAGCGCTCGCGATACGTGGCCGTGTACTGCCTCACCTTGTCCGGGTTGTCACGCTTATACTGCGCCGACTTGGCCTTCAGCATGGCCTTGTTCGCTTGGTAATACCGGCGCTTACGCTCGCGCTCCGCCTCGGTCGTTTTCAGCTCCCGGCGCATCATGCTGCCGCCTCCACGGCCGCCAGAAACTCGCGCGCATCGGCCCGCCGGTATTCCCACAGGTGGGCGTGCTGCGGGTACCGCACGACGAACACGCGGGCCAGATCGGGCACCCAGTTCCCGTTCACCTTGAACGAGCACGCGCCGGCCTCGCGCAGCCGCGTGTAATGGCGAATCTCCTCCACGATGGTGCGGGCCGAGAAATGCCGGCGGCCGGCCGCGATCAGCTCCAGCGTCTGCCGCTCGAACTGGCGGTAGATCGGCTCGTTCATCGCCAGCCACGGCAGGAAGCCGGGCCGGAAATACTCGTTGAATTGCACCAGATCGGCGCAGGTCGATTCCATGGCTGTTTCTCCTTTCGTTATGCCGCGTCTTGCATGCCCAGTTCGGCCAGAAGTCGTTTCTTGGCCTCGTCCTTGGCGTTGTCGTCGTTGGCGGCCACCTCGCCGCTCAGGTTGTAGTAGGCGTCTTCGAGGAAGCCGAACGCGAGCGAGTCAAACGCGTCAGGCGACGGGATGCCTTCCTTGCGCATGTCCTCTTTCTTGGCGATGTAGCGGCGGGCCTTCTCGTCGAAGTGGTACGGGATGCGCGAGCCCTCGCGGATGATCTGCTTGACGACGGCCGGGTCGATGCCCTCGTCTATGCCGAAGCGGCCCTCTTGGATCGCGCGCGCCAGCCCGCAAATAGCCTGCGCGCGCTGGTTCACATAGCGGTCCTTGTATTCCTTCTTGAAGTTCGGCGAGCCCCAGAGAACTTTCTTGAAGGCGTGGAAATCGGCCTTCTCCAGCGCCTTGCACACCGCGAGGCCGATGCCGCCCGCGTCGATCATGGTCATGGAGTTCGGCAGCTGACCGGCCTCGGTGACGATGCGCCCCGGCAGGTCCGACACGTCCTGATCGTTCGCGCACACCGGCACGCGCACGAGCTGCATGCGGCGCGCGTCGTCGCCGAACTCGCCATAGCCGGCCACCTTGACCGCGAACAGCGTCGTCTTGTCGCGGTACCCGCCGCCGCCCACGTCCGAGAGCTGGAGCCAGCCGTAATCCTCGCCCGGCAAGATGACCTGCCGGCCCACGCACGCCTGAATGGCCTTCGGGCCGAGCAGGTATTTGCTGGACTGCTCCGAAAACAGGCCCAGCACCTTGATATCGAATTCCTCGGGCGTGTACTGGAGCTTCTTCTCGGCGATGAACTCCTCGGACACGATGGGCGAATCGGCCGAGCTGAACGTCAGGTTGTTCCACGCGCCGCCCTCGCCCTTGGACAGCGTGTGGTGCGTGTCGTAGAAGAAGCCCGAGGCGCGGGTCGGCTGCGACGCGATGCACATGCGGTTGCGCTTGTCCGTCAGCGCGCCCGTGATCACGCCGAAGTTCGCATCAGGCACGCCGGACGCCTCGTCGACGAGGAACAGCAGCCAGTCCCGGTGCGCACCCGCGAGGTTTTCAGGCGAGCCGCGCGGCGCGGTCTTGGCCACAACCCACCAGTTCAGCTTGTAGCCCTTGATGTACACCCGCTCGGTTTCCACCTCGTAATACTCGTCCACCCATCCGTGCGGGCCGGCGGCGATCTTGGCCTTGAGGTCGGCGAATTCCTTCCAGACACCATCTGCAACAGTGGCCTTCTTAGGCGCGGACAGGATCGTGTTCGAGTTGTAGAAGCAGAGCAGATGCCACAGGGCGATTACGGCAAAGCCGGCAGTCTTGCCGGTACCGTGGCCAGACGCCACCGACGTGCGCGATCCGGGCGGCGCAACGCTGTCGAACATCTCGACCTGCTGGTGCGTGGGCACCATGCGGCAGACCTCGATGGCGAACCGGGTCAGGTCGAACGAATAGCGCAGCACGAAATCGCGGTAGCGCGGGTCTTCCCGGAGCGATTTTGTACGGGCCACCCGTTACCCCCTGACCACCACGTCGGTGACGGCAGCAGCGGCGGCCTTCTTGCGCGCGAGCACGCGCTGACGGTTGGCCTCCATCTGGGCCATCGCCTCGGCATACGTGTTGTCCAGCGCATCGTTGTCGATGGGCGTGATGTTGACCTCGGTTTTCGTCTCGACCTGATCCTTCCAGCCGATCAGGTTCTTCGCGGCCAGTGTGGCGAAGCGACCCTCATAGCAGCCGGACAGCCCGCCCTCGATCAGCAAGGCGTCCTGAAAATCCTTCGCGCGCGCGTATGCGTAAGCAAATTCCGGGTACTTGGGGGTGCCGTCCGCGTGCGTGATGGTCGCCCACTCGTGCAGCGTCTGCCGCGTGACCCCGAGTTTCGAGGCGAACCGGGTGATCGTGGGGAATGTGTTGATCACGACGCGCTTGACTGTCCGCAATCCCCCGTTTCCGTCCGGCTCCTCGCTTTCGACCACCGATTGCACTGGGATGTCGAAGAACCTGATCATCTCGTCGCAATACTCGGCGCGGTATTCCGTGGGGCGGCCGACAGGTCGCTTACCCGTGAGGAGCTGCCAATCGGTGGCGGAGAGCCTGCCGGACGTACCCAGCGCGGAGGATTCATCGGAGGAGGTGCTGCCCTTGGCCGAAACTTTCGACGGCTTGTCCTTGCCCGAAACTTTCGCGGGCTTGGATGGGGCCGAAACTTTCGGCTCGGGCTTGGGTTGCGGGGGTGCTTCAGGGGCGGGCTGGGAAGATGCCGGCGCGGCCCCTCCCCTCACCCATCCGTCTTTCTCGGCCTTCTGGCCTACTGCGGGGCGGCTGCATCCGAAGATGTCGGCGATGTTCTGGAACGTGACCTCGGGATCACCTTCCCACAACTCGCGGGCCTGCGCCCATTGTTCCTTGGTCAACCGTGCCATTCGTTCCCTTGTACTGCCCCGAGATAGAGTTACCGCCCAGTCGCGATTATCGAGGCGTAACTTTCGGGCTCAGGGCGTAACTTTCCTATTTCCAGCGCTCGATGATCACGATGAGGGCAAAGGCCATTCCCCCTACGTACGCGACCATGAACCAGAACCGGCTGCTGAATGGCTCGGGGTCGACCAAGCCGGCAAGGCCGAGCGCACAGGCGGCCAGCATTCCCCACGCGGCGAGGATCATTCGTCGAGCCCCAGCGTGTATTGGCGGTCGTCCACGTACGGCGACAGCGGGCCGGCCTTCCCCTGCGCGATGGCGAGGCAGTGCTGCTCTTGCAGCGCGCGGCGCTTCAGCGTCTCCTTGATCGGGATGGCGGTCTGCTCCAGACGCTCCACCTTGCTCACGAGTGACGAGCTGCCGCGCATCTCATCGTCGAACGACGGGTTCAGCTCGCGCAGGCGCTGCAACGAGGCGGACACGGCCTCTGCCGCGCCCACGATGGACTGGAGGTCGATCCGGGCGGCGTTCCTCTCCGCGCCGAAGCGGACAAAGGCGGTCGTCATCGCGGCGGCCTGCGCTTCCAGCAGGTGCTCGAACCCGCGCAGCATGGCGAAGTTCTCGGCGGCGACAGGATCGCGCTCCGGGTTCGGGGACAGGCCCAGCAGGTAATCCACGGATACGGAGTACACGCGGCTCATGTTCAGCAGGAACTGCCAGTCGTTCGGCACCTTGCGCCCGCCGTTCTCGATCTCGCTCAGCTGCGTGCTGTTCTTGTAGCCCAGCCGGGTAGCGGCCTCCACGGCGGTCATCCCGTTCATCACGCGCGCCGAAATCATCCGCTCGCGCATCATCTCTTTCTGCCGGGGCACGTCCTTATTGCGCACGAAGCGCTTCGCCGGGGCGCTCGGCACGCCGTCCAGCGCAATGATCACGTCGGTGGAGTCTGTCGTCATACGAATCCCAATATCTGATTTACAACACTGTCCAAATTCGCCCGATTTTGGTACTTGATGAGCACCCCGCGCAGCAGGACGTTCGCGACGTTGCTGTACAGGCGCTCGAAATCCTCTTGGCTCATGCGCGCGAAGCTGATCGACTTGGCGCGCACGCGGATGTCACCGTTAATGCGGAACGTGACAGTGCGGAACCCGGCTGCGATGATCACGTCCTCGCGGAACTGGTCGAAATCCTTCTCGACCGGGTAGCCCTTGTACGTCTCCTCGGGCGGGTGGAAGGCGTCGAAGCCGAGGCGCAGCAGGGCCATGAACTTCCGGTGGAACATCGGGTTGCGGGTCTGCGTCAGCTCGACCTTGACCAGCGCGCCCAGCTTGATCTTCTTGATCTTCTCGGCCTCGTGCTCGTCGGCCGGCACCAGCGCGCCCTGCGCAACCTTGATGAGATTGATTTCCATGCTTACGCGGCCCCCGGCTGGTCGGCGAACGGGAACAGGAGCGCGAGCATGCCCGAGCGGAATGCATGCTCACCGCGCGGCCATTCGTTCGCAGGCACGAAGCGCCGAATCACGGGCAGCTCCGGGTCCACGCCGATGATTCCGTAGACCGCGCGCCGGCCAACACCGCGTCCGCCCTGCCCATCCTCCAGCACCTCGATGCGGCCGGTCTCGCGCAGGTGCAACAGGAAGCGCATCACCGTCACCCGAGGCAGCTTGAGGGCGTCGGCCAGCTCCTGCGAATTAGCCGCGCCCCGCGCCTTCAGCTGAACCATGATGGCGTCGATCCGCTCACGGGACATCCGGGTTTCCATGTTGTACTGATCGCGGGTCGTCACTTCTTCCTCGTTTCTCGGATGAGAATGCCGTGCACGGTGCGCATCAGGTGCTTCTTGATGCGGTAGACCGGCTGCTTACGCGTGATGTCGCTCTTGAAGTCCTCGACCACCAGCACGCCGTCCTCGCGGTAGGTGAAATCAGCGATGTAGCGCAGGGCTGGCTTCGTGCGGCGGATCACCTTCCCCTTGCGCACCTGCGTCTCGCCGAGGTCGCAGGCCGGGGCCAGCACGAACGGCACGCTGCGCTTCAGGGCCGTGATCGCGCCGGCTGCTTCCAGCGCCAGCAGCTCGGCGTAACGGTCACGCTCGCCGCCGCTGTCGAACTTCTCGCCCTGCGCGTCCACCACTTTCTTGTTGCGGTACTTGGGCTTTCCCGGTTTCGCGGGAATGTTCGGCGAGGCACCAGCGCCAGCGGCCGGGATCGAGCCGTGCGAGGCGGCGATCACGTCGGCCATGGACCAGCGCTTACCCTTGCCGCGCATCGCCCGCTCCTTACGCCACCAGACCCGACGTCACGCCCATCAGTTCGCGCGACTTATCGATGTCCCAGCCCGTCACGTCGTAGATGCGCACCAGAATCGCGTCCGTCACCGACAGCTTCTTGTTGCGGAGCTTGCTGACGACCGGCGGCGGCAGCAGGAGGGCACGGGACAGGGCCGCGTCGTTGCGCTTTTTCTGCGGCAGCTCCATCAGCAGTTCATCGATCAGCGCGTCGAGCAGCTTGGCCGGGTCGTAGTCCGGATTTTCCAGATAGTTCTGGGTCAGGTGAATGAATTCCGGCCGGGCCTTCTCGGTGGCGATCTTGCCGTCGTTTTGCGCTGTCATTGGCTTGCTCTCCGTAGATGCAATATAAAGAAAAATAGGGAAATCGATATATTTCTATCGACTTCCCTATTACTGACAGCAAACTATAGATATGTCAATATTTCTAAACGCAAAAACGCCTTGAAAATTGCATTTGGACTACTTTCCTGCCTTTCTTGCCGCGTCGTACTCGACCTTGCGCCTGTACTCCGCTGTTACATCTTTCACCAGTTGGTCCGCCACGTCGTGCCCATCTTCGCGCCGCACCCTGTTGTAGACCTCCTGCCGCCTGCCCTTTGGCATTCCTGCCAGCGCCCGGATTTCACAACATCGCCGCCCTTTCTTCGTCCGCCCCGAGAACGTCCGGCACCATTCGCAGATCAGGTCAGGCTCGCCCATGCGTCCGGCCATGCGATGTATGCCATCTTGCCCATGAACTCCCACAGCTGGCGGGCATGGTCGGCCGGGATGACACGCTGCTGGCCGTCGACGGTGACGAGCAGCGAATTGTCCGACAGGAGGCCGGCAACGAACTTGTCGGCGGCGGCCTTGTCGGCGATGGCGGCGGCTGCTTTTTCCGGGGATGATCGCAAACGCCCGTTTTCGTACACCCCCGGCCGGCTGAAGTCGAGACTGTCAATTCCGGCCTCCGGTTCCGCTACGACGGGCGCGGCAGCGGTAGGGGCCGCTTCCGCAGGTGCCAGCTCTGGCACTTTCTCCGCGACCGGGATGCAGTCGCCGCACAGCAGCTTGCGCTCGGCGGCGTCGCGCGGGTCATCGGCGTGCGGTCCGCAGTTCATCGTGCATTGCTTCGTCGCCGGGTCGAACGCGGCCAGTTCGGCGGGGTCGGCGCGCGGGAAGCTCGGCTGCGTCGGTACTAGTTCGCGCACGGTCACGACCGGCTCGGGCAGATCGACGGCGGCCGGCGCTTTCTCCTGCGGACGCACCAGCACCCAGTCACTGCCCACGCGTGCAATCTCGTTGCGCTTGATCGCACCGCGCAGGTAGCTGATCGGGTAGTGGTGCTTCGGCAGCCCCATCGCAACGGACAGGACAGCCGACGACACCGGGCCGCTGCTTTCGCGCAGGCACTGCATACCCAGCTCCGTACGGCTCGGGCCATCCGCGCGCACCACGCGCTGCAACGGAACGCTTTCCTTGCGCGTCACGGGCACGTCGATTTCCTGCGGCTTTTCCGGCTGGGCAGGCACAGGCGCGGCGGCGGTTGCTGCCGGGGCCACATCGCGTGCTGGTGCTGGTTCTGGCGAGGCGGCCGGCACGACTACCTTCCGTACTGCCGGCGGCAGCGCGCGTACCACACGGGCCGGCAGCGACTCGGGCGCGGGCGTCTGCACCTCGGCTTTGGGCTGCGCGTCCCGGTAGCGGAACGACAGCACCTCGCGGCCGTTCGGAGCGATGATCGGCTCCTCCACGATCACGAGGGCGCGAATCTCGTCCGCGATCAGCGGGCGCACGCGCTCAAGATCGATGTCCAGCTTGTCCGAAATCTCGACGGTGCGGATGTTCGGGTTCGCGCGGATCAGGTCTAGGATTTGTTGCTTCATGGCGACTCCTGTTCGTTTGTCTCGGCGTCGTCGTCGGCGCGCAGCCGGGCCAACGCCTCCTTTGCAAATGCCACCTGCGCGGGCGTGACCGGCTCGCCGGCAGCATGCCGTTCGAGGATCGTGCGCGCGCGCTTGATCGCCAGTTCACGTGACGGGGCGCGGTCGGCGAGGTCACGCATGGCGGACATCGCACTGGCCTTTGCCTCGGCCGATGTGACAAAGGCACCTTCGGCGTTACGGGCTGGAGCGGCGAGCTGGGGCTGATCCAATACTGGCACGCTCGGGCACTCCCCCGACAAGCGCTTGTCCAATAGCCGTTTCCAGCGCTCGGCGGCCTGCCCGTAGCTGGCCTGCCGCAGCTCGAACCGGCCGAAGTCCATGGCCGCCCAGTACACGGCCGGGACCGGCCAGCTGTCCTCTCCAGTGCGGCGCTTGCGCAGCTCCCGCACGGCGTAGTTGAAGGCATCCTCGTAGTCCAGCTCGGGCTTGCACAGTGCGACGAACTGCCCCTCCGTTGGCGGCCACGTCGGGAATTCGGTGCGGCACCGCTCGATGCCCTCCAGCGCCATCTGGAACGTGATGCCGCTGTTGATGAGGGCGCTCGTCCACGCCTTTTTCCAGTCCGCGATCACATCCGGGCTCGTAAAGTGCGAACTCCACTTGTGCATGTACATCGAGGCGAATCGTGCATAGAGACGGTCGATGGCCGACAGCATCCGGCGGACTTCACGGAAGCCGCCCATGCCATCGGGCTCCTGCCCGATCACCTCACGCGGGGCGTTCCACGAATTGAGCGTCGATGGTGTAGGGGTCGACTGCTGGGTAAGCTGGTGCTGCGGGTGCATAAGCGGCTCCTGAATTCACGTAGGCATTGGGGTCGAACTTGGCCGGGCGGGATGGCGCGCTGACAGTCGGTGCTTGAGGAGCGGCTTTCAGCTCGAACAGTCCCGTCCACCCGCGCTCCACGCTGGTTTCGATGACGGCCACGGGATCATTCCCTTTGGCTCGCAGCTTTGCCAGCGTCTTCAGACACAGAGCGGCCTTGTCGTCATCCAGCGCCGAGCGTTTATCTTTGGCGCGGTGGCGGACCCACATATCCCACGTTTCTTGAGGAAGCCAGTCAGGCAAAACAACGACCGGCGTAGCCGGACTCGCCTTTGCTTTTGGCGTTTTTGGCTCCGGCGGCGCAGGTGGCGCAGGTGGCGCAGGTGGCACCGTAGGCGCAGCCGGGTTGGTTTTATCTGAGGTTACATCTGTGGTTATATCTGTACTCTTAGTAGATTTGGCAGATTTGCCAATTCCATTTGGGGTTTTCGCCAAGCCATTTGGGCTTTTTGCCAAATGGCCTTCACCGCCCTTTTCACCCCCATTTGTGGTTTTTGCCAAATGGGGTTTACCGCCGTCTTCGCCCCCATTTGGGCTTTTTGCCAAATGCTCTGGCGGGGGCAAAAACTTGGCCTCGTCGGCGAAGGCGAACCACTTCGTGCGGTCGCCCGGACGCGAACTGTAGAAGCCCGTAACCAGTACGCCCTTCTTCTCAAGGCTCTCCAGCGTGCGGCGGATTTGGTCAGCCGTCATGTACGGGAACAGGATGCCCAGCGCGCGCACGCTGTTGTACAGCCACGTACGGCCGTCGTGCTGGTGCGTGCCGTTGGCACGGTTCCGGACGATCCAGAACTGGAAGTTGGAGATGATGATCGCCTCGGAAATTCCGTACAGCTTGGCGTGATCGATGTCAAAGGAGTGGTTCATGCGCACCTCCACAGAGCGTGCGCATGGGCCGCCACGAGGACGGTATGTGTTTGATGTACCTCATAGGAGGCATGGAGCGCCAAAAACTTGGGCTCGACGCGCGCGATGGCGCGCACCACAGAGTTAATCTGTGGTACTATTTTCTTACTCATTAACTGCCCTATCAGTTGATTCGAGTTGAAGCCGATCCCTGTTGCGAGCAGGTATCGGCTTTTGTTTTTCTACGTGTCCTTTGTTCGTTGCGACGGTTGCTGCAATCAGACCTTTCACTGCGAGACGGATATGCGTCAGCTCAACAGCGATGTCGAATCGCGCCAGCATCATATCTCGCGTGAACCCTTCCGGTCGAGGTGCGCGGCCGTCGAAAACCCTGTGGCACGGATCGCAACCATAAGCTGCGTCCGTGTCTTCGGCCTTCATGCCCGCGCCCGCACCGTTGCGGTGACACAACACTGTTGTGTCAGTTCGGTAATTGCAACATGGGAATCTTAACGTACATTCCTCATCTTTTGCACTGGCACGAATCGGCGTCATCTTCGGCCTCGAGGATTTGAGGCCACGTTTCCGCGCCGGAGCGGCCTTCTCGACCGGTCCCGTCTTCGCAATCTTGGGCTCGGCCGGCGCTTTCATCGACGGCGGCTTTGTCTTCAGTGGCAGGCCGCGCGACAGCTGCGACGTGCCCCGACTCATGGGCTTCGTAGTGCGCAGCGACGACGTGCCGCGATTCATCTCCGTGCGGCGCATCGGGCTCGACGAGCGTGCCAGCTGGCCGCCCTGCGTGAGCCCGGTGCTGCGCTGCATCGGCGTGCGCTGCTTCAGCGTCATCGACGGCCCCCGCTCAGGCGCTGGCCGACATGCCACTCGTTGCAGAACCTGCACAGGTAGGCATGCACCGGCCGATCCTTGCGACGTCCGCGTGCGGCTGCACGCTGGGCCGTCGCTCGGTCGAGCGGAACCTTACCGCCGCATTGTGCGGCCTGTTTTGATTCCGCCATTTCACTCATGTATCACGCTCCTTTTCTGGTCTTGTTTTTGTAGCAATCAGCGCAGCATTCGTACTGCTGAAGCTGCCGTGCCGTCACCTGTTTGCCGCAGGCGCAGCGCTTGCGCTTGAGCTGGCAATTCATGCCCCAGCCCGGACCGACACCGCCGCCGGCCACCGGTGGCCATGCAACACGTCCCGTCATGCGCCGTCTCCGGTCAGGTCCATCCCCGGCGGATACTTGCGGGCGAGCCAGATTTGCCCTTTGCTGGTCAGCTCCACGGACACGCGCATCTCTTCCGACCCCATGACGCGGAAATAGCCACGGTTCACATAGTCCTGATACGGGCGGCCGAACTGTTGAAGGATGCCGTCGACCCGCATGCGCAGCACCAGCTGCTGCTCGTTGTGGTTGAGCGTTGCGGCAAAGTGCGCGATGGTGCAGCCGGGCTTCATGCGGCCTTCCTGTACACATCGGTATCAGCTTGCTGGCGGCGCTGAACTTCCACCACGGCCCAGATGATTTCCGCCTGCGTTGCAACTGCTATCTGTGCCTCGTGGATGTCGAGCCCGAGGTCGATTGCCTCCACGTCTCCCTTGTTATGCTCGACATCGAGCGACCACTTACCCGTCTCTTCCGCGCGCAGGTAGACAGCAAAGGCGGCGTCAAGCGCATGTTGCAGGGCCTGCGCGTGCTCCTCGCCGAGGCCGCGCTCGGTCAGCACGAGCGACATATTCAGGGCCTGCACGACATCGCCGTAGTCGTTGATACTCGCGTTCCCGTCGCACAAGTTCTTGAAACCGATACGGCAGGCAATAGCAATCCCCTTGAGTTGCGTGTCGCTCATCGGCTCGGCCAGCCCAGCGCGACGCTTGGCCTGCTTGTTCGCCGCACTGATGATCTGGGCCTTGAGACTGTTTTTAATCCGGAGACCAGGCGCATCGAGATTGCGCTCCATCCGCGCGACCTTTTCGTCGAAGGTCTTGGGCGCTTTATATTTTTTATCGCGCTTGGCCGGGCTGGCGTGCTTACTGCGGCCCATGCGCGGCTCCCTGCGCAAGCGTGGCACTGTGCTTGTCCATCAACCCCCGGATTCCGTCGACGAGCTGCGCCGAGGGGCGCGCCTTCTTCGGTTTGCTGCTCATGTGGTAGGCGATGTTCGGCTGCGAACATCCGCATTCTGCGGCGATGTCTGTCTGCCGCAGACCAGCCCGCCGCGTCAGCGCTTCGAGCGCTGCCTTTACATCCATGTCACTCATGTCGATCCCTATAGAATTTATGTTGCCGGTGCGAAAACCCGCGTCCGATTATAAACATCTCGATAGGCGACGGGCAATACAGAATATTTTTTTTTATTACATTAAGGAAAATTAATAGACTCTCCTTTATTTCCAGTAACAGATCGTGTATAAATAGCGACATATCAGGTTCTTTATACAAGGTTAAAGAACAACTAAACGTAGTTATGAGTTGCCAAAGCGCAACAAATCAAGGGGATCTAATGAATCGAGTAGGTGAGCGCGTTCTTACAGTACGTAAGGAACGGGGGATGAACCAAACAGAGTTGGCAACCCTCGCCGGCCTCACGCAGCCGACAATCTCGGCGCTGGAGCGCGGCGGCTCGACGACCAGCGGCAAGCTGGCATCGATAGCGGATGCCCTGAAGGTCAGTGCACTTTGGCTGGAGACGGGCATGGGCGAGCGCGACCTGCCGACCGTGGCGGACCCGAACGATGCGCAGGTGCATCTGGTCCCGCTGCTGGACTGTCGCGGCAGCTGCGGCAATGGCCGTGAATACTATGGCGACCCGGAGAATGCTCCCATTGCAGTGCCTGACCGCGTGCTCAAGCGCTACCACGTCCGACCGGAAAACTTGGTTGGCCTCTACGCTGACGGCGATTCGATGAACAGCTTCATCGTGCACGGCGATATGCTGTTCTTCGACACCACCGCGTCTGACCTGAAGGACGGCGGGATTTACCTGCTGGACACTCCGGACGGCCTGCGCGTGAAACGCGTGCACCGCCGCGCGGATGGCCGCGTCAGCCTGCGCAGCGACAACCCGGACAAGACCCGCTACCCGGACGAGGAGTACAGCGCCGAGGCCGCCGCTTTGCTCACGATCCGGGGCCGCTTCGTATTCCGCATGGGCGGATAAAACTTAGTTTTCCCATCCCCTCTAAACCTGCTTCGGCAGGTTTTTTTTCGTCTATACGGGGCGAATTCTCACCAATTCTAACGAACAGACACAAATTTCACACGAAAGCAATAGCAAAATCGCAATGTGGTGTTTTTGCCGTATGCGCAATTATAGGCGCCGGTTGTCTTTTCACAAAAAAATATAGAAGTACCTATTGCACATCAATATTTCCATCTCTATACTTTAACGCGTTGCAGTCGATAAATTTCATCGGCCAACCGCGAACCTGAACGCGCACAGGTCGACTTGGATGTCCGTCAAATTCCACCAGTAACGCCGGGGCTGGCTCTTGAGCCCGGCATGTCCTGACGAGGGATCACATGCTTTCCTTTCAAGTCACCGTGCGCACCGGCAACGGCGAACCGTACCGGTTCTCGGCCATCGGCGCTACTGCTGGCGCGGTCTATGAAGCCGCCGCCGCCCGCTTCGGCTGGCTGTGCGCCGTTCTGGTTCGCCCAGCCTGACCTATGAGCACGACCGTACAGGCCCGCAGCCTCTTCCCGACTGACCGCCGCACGGCAGCAAAGTGGGTTTTGGCCCGTCGCTACCTCGCGCGCCGCAATCTCGCCCCGTACAAGGGGATGCCGATGGCGGCTCGCATCGTTCAACCGCGCGCCCAATAAGCGCGCTCAACTGGAGAAGTCCATGGGTGACAATTCGCCAGCCGCATTGGCTCAACTCGCCGCCACGCAAGATGCTGCGCTGGTAACGATGGGGTTCGGCAACCTCAAGTCGTTTGAATTCACGTATCGCACCGCGACGATGTTCTCGCAGTCCACGATGGTCCCGGTGGACTATCAGGCGCAGACCCTGAAGGGCTACGGCCAGAACGCGAACTGGGTCCAGAACCCGGCCGCCATCTCGAACTGCATGATCGCGCTGGACATGGCGCACCGCATGAACATGCACCCGCTGCTGGTCATGCAAAACCTGCACGTCATCGAGGGCCGGCCGAGCTGGTCGAGCCCGTTCATCATCGCCGTCATCAACAGCTGCGGAGAATTCTCCAAGCTGCGCTTCGATCTGCAATGGTTCGACGGCGAGGTCGATGTCGAATACACCGTCTACGAATGGCAGCGCCCGGTCGGCGGCGACCGCGAGCGCACCGCAGTCAAGAAAACGGCGCGCATCCGCAACGCGAAGTGCATTGCGTGGGCCATTGAAAAAGAAACCGGCGAGCGGGTCGAGTCCGCACCGATCACGCTCGAAATGGCCGTGAAAGAAGGCTGGTACACGAAGAACGGCAGCAAGTGGCCGACCATGCCCGAGACGATGCTGCGCTACCGCTCGGCCGCGAACTTTGGCAAGGTCTACGTCCCTGAGCTGTTGATGGGCCTCCCCTCGGTCGAGGAGACGAAGGATGTGATCGACGTGGAGCGCCAGCCGGACGGCACCTACGCGGTGCCGCCGGCAGCGTCAGCCCCGGCCCCGGAGGCCGAGCCGGTGATGCCGCGCCCGCCGCGCGCTCGTGCTGCTGCGCCAGCTGCGGAGCCGGCCGCGCCGGCAGCTGCTGCGCCGGAACCTGCCCCCGCCGCTGCTGCCGCGCCGGAAGCGGCAGCGCCCACGCCGGCCGTCATTGAGGTGGCCACGGCCGAGGCCGTAACTGGCGAAGACCCGCCCTCCGATCTGTTCGCCGGCATGGACGGCAGCGCCGAACCGGCGCAGGCCGAGCAGCCCGCAGCGGAAGCCCCGGCCCCGGAAAAGGTCACGACGCCAGCCGTGACGCCTGAACCAGCCGTCACCGAGGCCGCCGTCGACAAGAAGAAGTCCAAGCGTAATCCGCTGTCGACGGCAAAGATCAAGTTCGTCAACGACCAGCTGGCCAAGGGGGAAAACGGCCTGACGCTGGCCCGGTTCGAGGCCGCCTACGGCATCAAGCCCGAGGGGCTGAGCGATGTCCAGTTCAAGAACGTTCTGGCGTGGCTGAAAGACCCGTCCATCGAAGCGGAGAAGTGATGCTTACGTTTGACGAAGCCAAGCACGAGTACCGCTACGACGGCGTAGTGATTCCGGGTGTGACGACGATCCTCAAGCCGCTGATCGACTACTCGCACGTCCCGGCCGACCGGCTCGCCGCCGCATCCCGGCTGGGCACGATGGTCCACAAGACCACGGAGCTATACGACGAGGGCGTGCTCGACGAGGACGATCTGGACCCGATCCTCGTGCCATATCTGGAAGGCTGGAAGCGGTTCCGCCGCGAGGTGGAATTCGTGCCCGACACCATCGAGCAGCGCCTGTACCACCCGGAACTCCGGTACTGCGGCACCTCCGACCGGACGGGTCGCGTGCGGGGCTACAAGTCCGTCGTGGACATCAAAAAAATGATGACGCTCGGCCCGGTCATCGGCGTTCAGACCGCCGCATACATGGAAGCGCACAACCGGCACGGCGCGGGCATCGAGAAGCGGTACGCACTGGGCCTGCGCCCGGACGGCACGTACAGGCTTCAGGAATTCACCGACCCGACCGACTTTCCCTGCTTCGTGTCGCTTCTGACAACGTACAACTGGAGATTGAAACATGGCACGTAAAAAGCCTGCCGAGCAGGCGCAAGATGCCGGCGCGGTCGCGACCCTGCCAGCGAATGCCCCCAAGGGGGCGGACCTGAACGCCGAGGTAGACGAAGCGCTCGATGCACTGGTCGTCGAGAACATCGACTGTCCGATGATGTACGAACTGGCGGCCGCCGAACTCATCGACCTGCGCGAGATGTATAAACGATTGGAGGAAAAGCGCTTTGCGATCACCCGCCCGATGGACGCGGCCAAGCAGCTCGTTCTGGACCTGTTCAAGCCCGCGCTGGCTCGCATTGACGCGAGGGTGCAGACCCTGAAGGCCGGCATGCTGGGCTACGAACAGTCGGAAAAGCGCAAGGCCGCCGCCAAGCAGGCCCTGCTCGACAAGATCGCGCTCGACCAGCGCGCGGCACTCGCCGCCGAGCAGGCGAAGCAAGCCGAGGAGGCTCGTTTGCAGAGCGAGCGCGCCGCGCAGCTCATGTCGGCCGGCGGTGACAGCACCGCCATCGCCGAGGCGCTTGACCAAGCCGAACAGGCTCAGGAAATGGCGTCCGCGCTCCAGCAGACCACGATGGTTGTCAGCGCCGCCACGGCAGCGACCAACGTGCCAACGGTCGCGGGCGTCGTCTCCGCCGACGTGTGGAAGGCTCGCGTCACCGACATGGCCGCCCTCCTCCGCTTCATCGCCGACCACCCGGAACACCACGAGTGGATCGACCTCAAGATGTCCGGCCTGCACGAGCTGGCCAAGTCCCAGCGCACGGCCATGCGCATTCCGGGCGTCGAACCGTACGAAGAACAAACCATCGCCGCGCGCCGCCGGGCCGCATAACCACCCGCGCCGCGAAGGCGGCCACTACTTATAAGAGAGCCAACCCCATGTGGATTAATAACGCGCAGGTCTACCGCCTGCCCAAACGCTACGCCCTGACCTCTGCCCAGCTGATCGAAGCGCTCACGCCCCAGACGTTTGCCCCCTGCTCCAGCAACGAAGCCGAGCGCGCCGGCTGGGTACCGCCCCGTCCGGGCGGCGAACTGGTGCACGTCGTCCACGGCCAGATGATCCTCAAGCTGTGCGTGCAGAAAAAAGTCCTGCCGGGCGCGGTCGTGAACAAGGAGCTGAGGGCACGGTGCGCTCAGCTGGAAGAACAGCAGGGTTTCCCGCCCGGCAAAAAGGCGACCAAGGAACTGAAGGAGCGCGTCACCGACGAGCTGCTGGCGAAGGCGTTCGCGAAGGACGATTTCACGATGGTGTGGATTGACTGCACCAACGGCTGGCTGGTGATTGACGCGGCCAGCGCCACCAAGGCCGACGCGGTGATCAAGCTGCTGCTCAAGGCGGTCGACCGGATGCCGCTCGAATCGCTGCGCGTGCAAAAGTCGCCGGTCGCGGTGATGACGGGCTGGCTGGAGTCCGACGAGGCCCCGCATGGCTTTACCGTGGATCAGGATGTGACGTTGCGCGCAAGCGGGACGAGCGACGCCACGGTGACGTACAAGCGCCACAGCTTGGACCCCGAAGACATGCGCCGCCACATCGCCAACGGCAAGCAGTGCGTACGCCTCGCCCTGACGTGGAACAGCCGCGTGTCGTTCGTGCTCGACGAATCGCTGGCCGTCAAGCGCATCCAGCCGCTGGACGTGATCAAGGAAAACACGGCCGTCACCTACAGCGACGACGAGCGTTACGACAACGACATCATGCTCATGACCGGCGAGATGGCCAAGCTGCTCGATGGCCTCGTGGAAGCGCTGGGCGGGTTCGCCGTCGACGGCGTGGATGTCGGCCAGCAGTCCGCGCTGCCCTCCTCCGCGCACGAGGCCGCGCGCCAGCTGCACCAGACCGTTGCGCAGGCCGGCGCTACCGCCACCCTGACCTTCGGAAATCGTTCCGTGACGTTTGGCGCGCAGGACGGTGAGAACGAGCAGGACGATGACGCCCTGTATGAGCAGGCTGTCGCCGTGGTGCGCGCCAACCAACGCGCATCCATCTCGCTCGTACAGCGCCACCTGCGCATCGGCTACAACCGCGCCGCGCGCCTGCTGGAAGAGATGGAGCGCAAGGGCGTCGTGAGCCCGATGGAGAGCAACGGCAACCGCACCCTGCTCCAGACCACCAATGACCAATCGGAGGCCGCATAATGACCCCGCCGAAATATGCCTCCCTGAAGGTAGCTGCCGAGAGCAAGATCGAGGGCGTGAAGAAGGAGACCATTTTTCAGGTCGACCCGTTTATCGTCGAAGTTGAGCCGGGCTTCAATCGCCCCCTCAGCCGTGACCACATCGAATCGATCAAGATGTCGTTGCGTAGCGGCGCGGAACTGGACCCGATCTGGGTCCGCGTTCACCGGACCGCCGATACCAGCCGCATCGTCATGGTGGACGGTGAACATCGGCTCTGGGCAGTCCGCGAACTGGTCGAAGATTTCCGTGCCGGACGGGAAGGCGGGCGCGAAATCCCGCTCATGTCGGCCAAAGAGTTCAAGGGCAGCGACGCCGACCGGATCGCGCACCTGCTGACCAGCGCGCAGGGCCTGTCCATCGCCCCGCTCGACCTCGGCATCCAGTACAAGCGTCTGCTGAGCCTGCACTGGACTCGCCAGCAGATTGCGGAACGCGTGGGCAAGTCGATCACGCACGTCGACGAGTGCATCATGCTGGCTGAGGCGAATACTGACGTGCAGCAGGCTGTGCGTAAGGACGAGGTGTCCGCGTCCCTTGCTGCGGAGATTCTTCGCGAGCATGGGGACGATGCCGGCAAGGTGATCCAGCAGGAACTGGTGAAGGCCAAGAGCAGTGGCAAGAGCAAGGTTACGCGCGCTGGCATGAAGGGCCGTGCCATGCCCCGCAAATTAACCGAACGCGTCACGGAATCTTTTGGCGTGTTCGCGGAGCGGATCACCCTGCCGCCATCGCTGCCCGATCTGTCGAATCTGCCACCGGAGACCGAGGTAGAGGTGCAGGTCAAAATCCCGGCATCCATGCTGGCGGAGCTGAAGGCGGCGCATGAGGAATTGCTCAAGCACCGTGCGAAGGCCGCCGCACAGCAGGAACGGAATGAGCCCGCCCCTGAAGCTGGCAATGCCGACGATAACAAGGCCGGCGAGTAACGGCCCTTGGGGACGCTCATGCAACTGTCCTTCTTTGACGAGCCCGACCAACCGCCCGTGCCGCCGGCTACGGGGACCGCCCCAACGATTGTAGCCACGCCTTATGGTCGCTGTTCGGCATGCGGGGTTACTTTCCTTGCGGTAGAATGGTTGCCTTGGAGGAAGGCCGGATTCTGCACCAAACAACACCATGCTAAATCAAACGGTTAAGTGTGGTTTGGTAATGTTTAGTTCAGTGCGGTTTGGTTTGGTACCACACCAAACCATGCTAAACCATCCTATCTAGATTATCTAGACCCGGTGCGGTGCGGAACCATATAGTTTGACATGGTGTGGCATGGTGTGGTTCGGTACCAAATAGTGCGGTTTGGTGTAATGTCGTATCAGCGTTGCGCCCCGGCGCTCAGCTCGTATTGGTACCACACCGAACCACTCCGCATCTAACCGTGTGGTTTCACATCAAACCATATCGAACCAGACCGAACTAAGCCATATGGAATAGTTTCGTGCGGTTAAAAACCAAACCGTATGCCACCGATCCATACCGCACGGTATCAAATTTCCCTTGCCATTAAATATAAATAACCTGATAATTGCTACATCATTACTTACTTTGGTGTAACAACATGATCATCCTCATTGGCGGCGAAAAGGGCGGTACCGGGAAGACCACCACGGCAATCAACCAAGTTGTCGTCCGCGCCCGTCAGGGTCGCGAGGTGGCGCTGGTGAACTGCGACAAGCAGGAGAGTGCGGCCCAGTGGGCGGCAATCCGGGCGAAAGAGCGCTTTACCCCGGCAATACCTTGCTTTTCGATCTATGGCGACACCGTGCACGAAAACATCCGGTCGCTGGCAACCAAGTACGAGGACATCGTGATCGATGCTGGCGGACAGGACTCCGCCGAGCTGCGCTCGGCAATGCTGGTGGCCGATGTCATCATTACGCCGGCCAAGCCATCGCAATTCGACGTGTTCACCCTGTCGAAAATGGACAAGCTCGTCTCTCTGGCGCGCTCGTTTAACACCACCCTGAAAGCTGCCATCTTGACCAGCATCGCGCCGACCCATCCGGGGATGACGGATGTTGCTGAAATGGCCGAGTTTGTCGAAAGCCTGCCGAACTACCACCTGCTTAAAACGGTCGTGCGTGACCGCAAGGCGTATCGCAACTGCGCACGCGACGGCAAGGGTGCTGTCGAGTACGATCGCGGGGACGAGAAAGCCGCCGCCGAGATGGCCGCCTTGGGCGAGGAGATTTGGGCATGATCCAGCCGAAAAAGGGCTTTCTCCAGCCTCAAGATTTCATAAATGGCGCCAACGAACCCAGCACCACAATGGTGATCGGGGGCGCGGAAGATGCATTGGCCGCTCTCGGAATCACGCCGCCGGCACCGGCCCCCGTGCCTGCGGTCGTACCCGAGACTCAAGCCGAAGCGGCTACACCAGAGCCTGCGGCCGCTACGGCCGACCAACCGGTGGCCGCTGCGGAAGCGCCAGCGCCAGCCCCGGCAGCAACGCCGGAAAAGACGCGCACTACCACCAAGGCGAAGGAAAAGACTGCGCCCGCCAAGCCCAAGGCCCCATGGGACGACGCCAGCGACAAGCTGATGACCGGCATCAACTGGCGGCACAGCGAGCAGCTGCACAAAAAGCTGGAGTGGGTGAAGGACAACGTGCCCAAGCACAGCTCCCTCCAGAAGATCATCGACAAGGCGGTCGAGGACTACGTGACCGCCCTGATCGCGAAACACTACGATCCGGAGGCGGAGTGATCCGGTCCGCCGGCTGGCGCGCCTGCGGCCAGCTGGCGCGTCTCTTCCGCGTAATCCTGCGCGCAGCTGGTCGAGCACCAGAGCGCTTTCGGCGGCACCTTGTAGCCGCACATGTGGCAGCACCCGACCCCGTATAACGCCCCGCCAGAGGCCCGCCGCGCCATCCTTGCCTGCGTCACCTGTTCGCTCATTTCGATCCTTCCGGCTCCACGTAAAACCCGTTTTCGAGCGCGAATTGCTGGTGCCCCCGTGCTACTGCGGTGGCCTTGTCTGCTTCCTTTGCCAGTCGTCCAGCGCCTTCTGTAAATCGGTCAACAGCTTGTTGTACTGCTTCTGGAAATACAACGGTTCCGGCAGCGGCTGCATCAGGTCCGCCGGCACCTGCGGCTTCGGGCGATCCGGCAGCGCCACTACAGCCGGCGAAGGCAAGGGCGGGGAGGCGCACGCTTGCAACAGGAGCCCGGTAATCGAGCACGCGAGCAACTTCTTTTTCAAATACATCGGACACCTTTCTGGCTTTCGCCTCGTTGTTCGCCCGCGCCTTGGCGTTGTCGTCCACGCGCGCCAGTACCGCGCCGATCACGGCATCCTTGCCCTTGCTCTCGACGGTTGCGGCGGCCGCGCGCTGGTCGGCGCGGCCGTAGTCATAGGCGAGGTAGTGGGTCACGCCCAGCGCCAGCACGGCGGCCACGCACAGGGCCAATTTCACTTCGCCGCTCATCCGATCACCCGCGCGGCCACATTGCGGAACGCCAGACGGTCGACGAAGCCAATGGCGTCGCCGTATTTGTCGGTTTGGTGGCCGAGGTTGATCGCGTCGGACACGCCGTCGATGTCGTCCTTGTCGGCCAACTCGTTGCACCCGTGCGTCTTCCAGAACCACGCCGCGCTGCGGCATGCGCCCTCGGGCGTACGCAGCCAGTTGCCCACCTGATCGAGCGGGATGCCGAAGTAGCGGCCGCATTTCGCGTGATTGTCACGGAAAGTCAGGGAGATGAGGCCCGCGCCCCGGAACAGCCAGCCGTCGCCGCTGGCCTCGTTGCCGTTGCCGCCCCGGTTCGCATACACCCTATTGGCGATGGCCTCCGGGCGGTGAGCGTAGACGTCCGCAATGGCGCGGGTAGGGAAGCGCGACGGCCACACCACCATCAGGCGCTCGGCGCGGTAGTCCAATCCCTCCTGCACAGCCGTGAGCTGGGAGCTTTCGACGGCCAGCTGCGTGATGTAGTGTTCGGCGCGCAGCTCCGTCACGATGTCGAATTCGCGCATGGCCGCCTGAAGCGGGGTCACGTACAGCGCCGCGAGCTTGCCGGCGCGCGGCATGATCTTCGCGATCTGGTCGGCGGTGACGGTCAGCACAGGCCCACCATCGCGAGAATAGCGATCAGGGACAGCGCCAGAGTGCCCATGGTGCGGGTCGGCAGGCGCTTGTCGAGCACGCCCCATACGCACGCGCCGATGACCCCCAGCAGTGCGATATTGATGATCATTTTTCGCCTCCGAAGTAGCGGCGCTTCAGCGTACCGATGATGTCGGCCTCGTTGATTTCGGTGAACAGCTCGCGGCAGGTGGCCAGCGCGAACAGACCGACGAGGAATTCGACCCCGGAATGCACCTTGGGGCCGGCAATGCTGAAAAACTCGATCACGGCGGGCGCGATGAAGACCGCGCACGCGAAGCCGACCGCGAACGAAATGAGCTTCTGCGACAGGCTCAGGCCCTCGCCCAAGAACTTGAGCGAGACCGCCGCCCCGGCAGCGCCGGGGAGGTACCCGAGGGCCGCTTTTGCGAGCGCCGTCAGGATCGCGGTAATGGTTGCTACTGGTTCTGCCATGTGTATCCCTTCGGCGCTATCGCGCGATGACCTTCCCTAAATTGACGATTGCCTTCGCTACGTTGTCGAGGCGGTCGATGATCGCGGCATCCACTTTGTGCCGGGCCTCCTGCGCTTTCTTCCAGTCGCTGTAGGCCCGGCTATCGAAGATGCTGCGCACGTCGGAACTGCGCATCGCCCGTGCATCGCTGTAGCTGACACCGAAGTGTAAAAACAAGCTGGCCAGCACTTCGCTATGCTTTTCCTGTGACTGAGAGCGCAATTGCTCCGATAGCGGCATGTACGTGAAATCGTGCCGGTGGCGCTACCGCCCCGGCCTCCTTTGGCAACACGACGACACCCTGCTCATCGAACCAGATCGTGAAAAACTGGCCGTCCCGGTCCAGCGCAGCGCGATAGTTCAGGTACATGCTGTCGAGCGCGGAACTCGGGAAGGAGCGCATCGTTTCCATGCGCGCCTTGAGCCATTCGGCGTACTTCGCCTCCTCGGACAGCGGGTCCGGCGTGCTTTCCCCTTCGCGCACCAGCTGCGCCGCCATGGCGCCGAGCAGCCAATAGGCGCGGCCGGGCAGGGTGCTTTCGATCTGCAACGTCTCCAGCACCTCGGCGGCGGCCCCGGTCAGTGGGCGCAGCACCCATTTGTCGCCGTGGGCCTCGAACGTGGCCGGCGTCTCCGGCAAGTCCTTGCCTGCGTCCAGATAGTCGGACAGCTTCGACGTTTCGGTGACGGAATAGTCCGGGCCGTCCTCGCGGACGTGGATGCAGTAGTGCGCCAGCGCCATCAGGCGCTCGCCCACGCTCCATGCGCGCGGATCCGCGACGTGCGCCGGGCTCGGCGTCTCGGCGCTGGCGACGGCCCGCGCAAGGAACTCCGTCAGCGCCTTCTCGTGGGCCAGCTCGGGCAGGCCGCACAGCTCGATTTCGTCGCCAATGGAAAGCTCCTGCAGGCGGACATCGAGCCGCCTGCGGCGCAGTGGAGAAAAGGTGATCATCGATACATCTTCCGTATGTCGCTCCGGTCGAGCGCGGTCAGCGTCGCCACCGTGATCTGGACGGAGCACGAGGTCATGACGCCCTTGTCGGAGCGGGGGTTGGTGATGGGCTTGCCGACGTTCTCAATGACCATCGGCATAAAGGTCTGGTCGCCGTATCGGATGCCGATGATCTGCGGCGTCTCGGACGGGAAAATGGTGTCGAAAACGTTCTGGCTCAGCCCGTTCTTGAGCCCGCCCGCGACCAAGCCATCGCTGGACAGGCGCTGCGGCGCGGCCCACTCTTCCAGCTTCAGGATCGGGTCGCGCACTTCCTTGATTTCGTCCTTCAGCGCGCGAAAGTGCAGCGTGAAAGTGAGTTTGACGGGCGGCATGCCGCTGAAAATCTGCGTGCTGTTGAGCTTGGTGATGCCGGTCTTGCCTTCCAGCTTGCGGGACATCTCGGTCGCCTGATTCGACAGCTTGCCGAACGTCTCGGGCATCACGCCGCCATTGGCCACGCCCTGCAAAATCGAGGTCAGGCTGCCCGACTGGAGCATCGCCGACAGGGCAGGGGCTTTAGACTCCGCGCCGGCATTCTCGAACGGACTGTTCCACGTCAGCGACATCTCGCTCGTGCCCTCCGTCATGGGGGCATGCACCTCAATGGTGTCGTCGGCCACGTACAGGTCGTCCGTCGTGCCGTCCTTCTTGCGACCCTGTTCCCAGCCGGTCCCGTCCGACAGCTTGCGGACCGGGTAGAGCCGGGCAATGAGGTGCGGAGATAGGCCGGTCCAGTCGGAACTGAGGACGGTGACGGCGCTCGATGACGTGGGCAGGTTTGGCATGCCCGCAGTATCGGCCGGGCGCAGGCGCGGGCCTTGCGTCCTTTTCCAATGGACGAAAAAAAGGGCGGGGATGTCCCGCCCTTCGGTTCAGCGCCCGAGGATTACAGGCCGGCCGCTTTACGCTTGCGCATCGACTTCATGCGGCGGACCGTGGCGGCGGCCGAGTGCGACTTGCGCAGCATCTTGCGGATGCTGATTTTCTGCTTGGCCGTCAAGCGGACGTGGCCGGAGATGCGTTTGTTGATGCGCACCTTCTTGCCGTTGCGGAACGCGATGCGCTTCTTGTACACGGCGTCGAACACCGCGCCGTCCGACTCGTCGTCGAACGCGAACGCATCGATTTCGTCGCCGGCCGCGTCTTCGCCGTCCGGCAGGGCCGCGACAATGAGGTCGTGCACGCGGTCGGCGGCGGCGGCGTCGAAGTTGTTCAGCAGCGCGTCGCAGTCGTCGTCCGAGACGCCCTTGGCCGACAGGTAGTCCCATGCGTTGTCCAGCACGGCCGTGCACACTTCCTGCTCGGCGTCATCGAGTTCGCCGTCCTTGTCGGCATCGGCCACGCCAACCACCAGCGCCAGCAGGCGGTCGGCGAGAGTTTCGCCGTCAGCCAGATCGTCCGCGCTCGTCTCCGCCCACTGCTGGACGATGGCGGCGGCCTTCAGGCGCAGGTCGGTGTCGGCGTAGGACGACGCATCGGCTGGGGCCGAATTGTCCACGCCATCGAGCACGGCCACGGTTTTCGCTTTCGACTCCGGTTTCGCGGCGGCCGGGGACGGCATCGCCGCGCGCAGCGCCATCGCGAGAGGGGTTTTCATCATGTCAGTTCTTCCTTATCGGGACAGGGTTTGGGTAATGTAGATCGCGCGCGCCACGCCGTCGTAGTGCGTACCGTAGTTGATGTCGAAGCGGTCGGCCGGGCGCTGCGCGTTGCGCGTCACCGTGAACGTGTAGCCTTTGTCGCCCAGCGCTGCATCGTTCGACGGGACCAGCCAGCCGGAGGCACGGCAACCGTCGAAGAACGACTTCAGGAACGTCTCGGTACGGCGGATCGCGACGTCCATCGGCAGCTGCTTCGTACCCTTGGCGAACTTCGCCACGGTGTCATCCACCGACGCGCTCATCTCGGCCACCGAAACCAGCTTCTTGTACGACGTGCTGACCTTGGCGCAGGTGAGCGAATCGGTGAACACGAAACGACCGCCATCTTCGTACGTCTCGAACAGCACCGGGTTGATACGCGCCTTGGCCAGATCGTTCAGCTCGGGGTCGCTCGGCGTCGTCAGCTGCTTGATGCCCGTGCGGCCCAACGGCCAGTTCTTGCCGGCGACCGGCGCATTTTTCGGCGCGATACCGTATGCGTTGGTCTGCGCGTTGCGTGCGCAGCGCAGGCCGATGTTGTAGCCCGAGGTGCCGATGACTGCCTTGCCGCCGTTCACCGGATCGTCCGACTGGAGCGGAGCCCAATAGGCCGCAACGTAGTGCGTGTCGATGTTCAGCTGGTTCACGAATGCGATGGCCGCCGCCGCGCTCAGGGTGCCGGGAACGTCGAATGCCATGGGGCGGTTCGAGCGCACCGCCAGCTGCACCAGCTTGGACAGCAGAGATACGCTGGCCGTGCCGCCGCCCATGATGTAGCCGAAGTCGTAGGAGCCTTTTTCGATCAGGTTGATGGCCTTGTCGTAATGCGTGTCCGTGTAGGCCGTGCCGCCTTCCGAGAACAGCACCAGCGGCGACGCGCCGGTCGTGGCGACCTTGGCCGTGCCGTCAGCGTTGCGGCCGTAGCAGTCGGCATTGGTCGGGATGGACGCGTTCGCGGCGACGCTGATCGTGACCGCATCGGTCTGCGCCGAGATGACCGCGCCGATGAAGTAGTCCTGCCCGTAGTCGTCCTTGGCCGCCGGATCGAGCGACCCGGTGAATTCGTACAGCAGGTTGCCGTTCGGCTCAAGGATGCTCAGGGTGATGACTTTCGCCGGGATCGCGGTCACGCCGTCCGTGTCCAGCACCTTTTCGGCCGACACCTTGATCGTGATGCCGTCGTTGAAGCATTCGAGGTGCTGGAGGTAGAACACATACGGGGCGATGGGAACCGCTGCGCTCGCGGCGAACGAAGACGCGCCACCGGCTGCGACGTTGAACACGGCATAGCTGTTGACCGCCGCATCGGTCACGAGGCGCGCCACGACAGCCTCGGCCGTGCCATTGTTCAGGGCTTCATACAGCTGCACGTAGGTCTCGTTGAGCGCCGACACGCGGATCGATTCCGGCGCGCCCAGCACCGAGCGCAGATTGCCGCGATTGACCCGGAACGCGGCATCGATGCGCCCGCGCTTAAAGCGGCCAACGGTGGCCGCCATCTGGTCGCTGTTGCCGGTCGCGAAGCCGTCCGTGTTGTCACGGAGCGGGTTCAGCTGAACGCCCGGTTGCGCGCCCAGCTGACGGGTATGGGGATAGAACATGGATAACGTTCCTTCGCGTTATTCGACTTCGGCAACGCGCAGCATCGGCGGTTCCGAGTCCTTGTAATGGTCGGAAATCGACAGGATCGACGCGCACTCGAAGCGCATGCGCGCCAGCTCGTCCTCGTCATTCACCGGAACCGGCATGGTGCTGTGCGGCGCGACGTGATGACGGGCGACGACGTACGGGATCGGCGTGTCGTTCACGATTTCCACGAGGCGGGGGAATTCCAACACCGTGATCACGGACAGGGCCGACAGGCCCAGCACGGCCGCGTCATCGACATCGGCAGAGTTGCCCTTGTCTTGCAGATCGCCTGCCGATCCGTCGTCGCCCGCTGCGCCGGGCAGCGTCGTCGTGTCGGTCGAGCCCGCCGCGCCCGCCGTAGTGGCGAAATCGGATGCTCCCGTGGCGTCGCCTGCCGAGCCATCGCCCGGCGTGCCGGCCAGCGCCAGCGCTGTCGAATCGGTCGCGCCCGTCGCACCTGCCGAAGCGGCAGAATTGGCTGCGCCCGTGGTGTCGCCTGCAACGATGCCGCTGTTCTGATCGCCTTGGGTCGGCGGGAGAGCTGCCACCACCTTTTTACGGGTAGTGGCAGCAGTGGTTTTACCCTCTGCTGCCATTGCTTCAGCTCCTTATCAGAACAGGTTCGTGACCGTGATCAGCGCGCAGCCGGCCGCCGACATGTCGTGCGGGTTGGTGGCCGTGAAGCTGCGGGCGTGGAAGCCAACGCCCGAGCGCAGGTCGGTACCGGTGCCCAGCGGCTCGAACATCGGGGCCGACGCGTCGCCGAAGATGATCGGGTTGCGTGCGGTCTGCTGCGAACGGCCCACTGCGAGGATTTCGCAGGTCTTGTTGTCCGCCGACTCGTTGACCACCTTCGGGGTGTAATACACCTCGTATTTGCCGAACAGACGGCCGACGCGGTAGATGCCCGGACGTGCGGTGACGCCGGACGGCTCGAACAGCTCGCGCGGCATGGCGAGGAACTGCGCCATGATGTTCTTGCCGACGTACAGGTGCGTGATGCCGTGATCCGCCGTGTCTTCGGCCATCTTCTGGTCGCCCACGCCCAGCACCGCCGAGAAGTTCTGCCAGATTTGCGCCTGCGTCTTCTGCTGAATCTGGGTCGAATATTGGAAATCGAAGGTGAGCGGGTTCTGGAACTTGCCGATCATCTTGACCTTGCGCAGCGCGTCGTAGTGACGCTCCAGCGCGTACTGGGCGCGAATCGTCAGCATGGCTTCGGCGCCAGCGTCGATGCCGACTTCATTCGCGAACTGCGAACGCGATTCCGGCGTGACCTGATAGATCACGCGGAACGGGTTGGCGAACAGCTGGTACATGGCCGCCTGCACGGACATGCGCGGCGTCACCGACGCGTCCGCTTCGTAGTCCACGTACGTTTCGCAGGTCACGACCGTGCCGGCCGGGAATGCCGTGTTCGGCGTTACGGAGACTTCGCCGCTGGCCGGCTTCACGGTGCCGGTCAGGGTGTAGTCGGTCGAGCCGAGGCGAACCGTGCCGCTCACCGGGACGGTGGCCAGCACGTTCGAGCCGTTGGTCACTTCGGTCACGGCGCGCTTGCCGTTGACGTAGACGATGGTGCGGCCGCGCAGCAGGTTCAGTACCGCGCCAGTACCGTCCGTTCGCCTCGTGAACGTGAACTTGTAGTTCGCGGTATCGTTCGGAGCTGCCAGTTCCTGCACGCGCGCGCCGGCCACGTAGCCGCCGCCGGCCGCAACGCCGTCCATCATGTCCGACACCTTGTAGTCGCCCCAGTCGCTGCCGGCGAGGTGATTGACGATGATCAGGCGGGCTTCGTTCGAGCCTTTGTCGGCCGGCAGGTAGCCGGCGAACGGGCATGCTTCGGCCAGCGCGCCCATGACGGCGACGATGGGGGCGTTCGGGTTGATCGAAATCTGGTCGTGGTGGCTGTTGTTCACCGAGTCGAAGATGCTGCGACCCTGATGGACAGCCGACAGCAGAACGTCGCCGCTCGGGCTGACGCCATGTTCAGCCGCGTACGCTTTCACGCCGTCGAAAATCGCCTTGACAATCATTTCGCCCTGCTTGTCGGTGGCGCGGCCGAGCAGCTCGTCGAGCACGCGCGGCGTGCCCCCGGAGGCGTTCTTGATCGAGCCCATGGCCGTATCCGCCGCTGCCGCCGAATCCAGCACCATGCCGGCCGTCGATCCAGCGCCGACGATGCCGCTGACGAAATGCTCCAGCTGAATTTCGTCTTCCTTGGTGTACTTCTCTTGCGTGTTAGTTCCGCTCATTGCTTTCCCTTGAAAAATGGATGTTGATTGCACTTCAAACTAATGCGCGGAACCCCGCACATAACTGAGACTTCATTGTCAGGCGGCGCTATGGGGCCGCCGGTCGTCGTTTTCCTAACTCGGCACCGGTTCGCCGGTCAGGGATGCCAGCTCGTCGCGCGCGGCGCTGATGGCCTCGTCGACCGAAGCGATTTTTTCGCGCAGAACCTGCTCCATCTTTGGCGCGGCGGTGCGAATCGACTTGGGCAGCTCGACCTTCGTTTTCGCCAGCGCGGCTTGGAACTTGGCCCGGCCCTTGGTCATCGCGGCGACGATTTCGACGACCGCCTTCTGGTGATCGTCCTGCGAGCGCAGCGGCAGCAGCTTGCCGTTCACCTTGGCCTGATAAACGTCGCCGGTCTGCTTGATGCCGAAGCTCACGGTCTGGTTGTCCGCGAAGCCGAAATGCACCTCGCGGTAGCTCACGCCGGCCGTGCGGCGCACCTTGGCGTCGACGTCGACCGTTGCGACGGCGGCCCCGGCCTGCGCGAAGTAGCGCTTGGCCTTCTTGATGGATTCCTCCTTGCCGGAGAGGTTGAAGAAATCGAAAATCAGGTTTTTATCTGCCATCTCTGCTCCATTTAAGCGGGCGGTCCGGACTTCTCGCCCGGATTGCCCGGCTTGGTCTTGTCGTGCATGTGCGTGCTGCCAATGTCCTTGCCGTTGTTCTTGACGCTGCCGCTGCCCTCCAAGCCGGCGTTGTAGGTAATGAGGCCGTCGACCGTAACCGCGCCGGTAAAGTGGGAGTCGGGCGAATCCACGAGTACCTTGGGCGACGTCACCGTCGCCTGATTGCTCGCGTTCACCTCGACCTTGGGCGCATTGATCGTGACCTTTACGCCTGCGTCGATCACGAACCCCTCGTCAGCCGTGAACTGGAAGTTTGCATGCTCGAACCTGCGCCAATCGATGCCGTTTTCCTCGTTCCTCGGCCGGTACCCGACGATGACCGGGTAGCGCGTGTCGCCGCGCTCGAACGCCAGCCACACGTCATCGCCCGGCTTGACGCGGATTTCGGTGTGATAGCTCTTATCCCCAAGCGGGTTGCAGAACTGGGCCTCGGGCAGGTCGGTTGCGCCGTCCGTCAAGCCGGGGATGCGCACCTTCGCAATGCGCGCCTCGCGGTCGATGGAATCCACTACGGCAGGTAACAAACTGATCACGACAAGCTCCCCAGCCAGAAGCGCGAATACTGTTTCGCGCCCCCGCCATCCACGTTGTTTTGCATGGTGTGCGCGGCCGTCATGACGACCATCGGCACCCCGTTCATGTCGAACACGTCACCCGCGCGCACGCCGAGGCTCGGGATGCAGGCGACAACCTTGCGGCGCACCAGAACGCGCCCCATCAGGCCCAGCTCGCGGGCGTTCTTGTGCGGGGCGTACACGACGGCCTGCGCGTCGTCGCGCCGCTCGCCGAACAGGAACTTGCCGTCCGGGCCGGTCGAGAAATACGCCGGCAGCTCGTCGTTCACGAGGAAGTCGCTGCGCACGTCCTCCGACGCCAGCACCGCCATGGTTTCGACCGGCTTTTGCGCCATCACGTCGCGCAGGCGCATGAGCGTCACCGCGCCGCTGCGCCACATCAGCACCGCGCCTTCCTCCTGCATCACCTGCGCCAGCTGGAACGTCGGCACGTCGCCCTTGAAGCACGCGAAGCGGCCGACGTTGATGTCGCCCTTGACGGTGGCGGTCGCGCCACAGGAGCGGTATAGGGACGCGAAGCTCGTGTTCTTCGCGATCACCGCCGTGCGCCGCCTGCGCGCCACGTTTACCAGCGCCTCCGGGAAGGCCGTGATGGACACCGCCGACATCGGGTAGGAGCCCTGCGTCAGCCCGCCGGCATTGTTCATCGGCTCGCACTTGACGATGCGGAAGTCGATTTCGTTCACCCGGATCACGCGCCCGTCTTGGAAGTCGGTCGCGATTTCCGGTACCAGCCGGATTTGCGCCTCGAACGTCAGCGGGATCGGGGCGAGGTCGTAGCGCAGGCAGGCCGACAGCACCATGTCGCCGCGCACGCCGTTCACGTTAATCATGCGAGTCCTTGAAGCCTGCGATATTCGGCATAGCTGATGACGCCGCCGCAGTGGCGACAGATGTAATTCGAGTTGCGCACGCGGTCGTTCAGCGGCCGGAAGCTATGGCCACCGCAGGACGCCAGATCACTTTCGTTGCGCCACGCCGCTCCGCGCGCTTCGAGCGGGAACTCGAAATGGTGGATGCTCATACCGTGGCGTGCTGGCGGCCCTGCTGGTACCAGTGATATGCGTGCGCATCGACCTCGCCATCGCAGTGCGCGCAGCGGTAGCGCGCCTTCAGCGGCGTGGAGCCGGGCAGCTCGGCGAACTCGTGGCGCGGGCAGGCGCGCAGCTTGACCGCGTTCGCCTTGACCTGTTCGGCGATGGCGAGCAGGGTAGGGCGGGTCAGCCCGGCCGCCTGCGCCAGCTTGTCCACGGAATCCGTCATATCGACACCGGCTCCTCGCTGAAGGCCGCGCGCGGCAGGTCCACCGTCTCGTACTGGCGGATGTCGCCCTCGATGGTGTTCGCGTCGCGGCCGTACACGTCCACGCCCATGCCGCGCGAGGCTTCAAGGGTGCGGGCGTTCTCGCGCTCGACGTAGAGCATGAACAGGGGCTTGATGACGCCCCATTCGCTCGACGTGAGCACGATGTCGCCGTTGATGGTGGCCATGTCGTCCTGATCCTCCGGGACGTTCGCCAGCTGGCCCCACGCCGAGAACTGCCGGGCGGCGGTCAGGGCCTGCTCTTTTACCTTGTCGTCGTCGATCACGAGGCCGTGCACCCAGTTGACCGACAGGGCCAGTTCGTCAAGCTTCACGATGCGCCTTAGAGGTTGCCGGGCAGTTGTTCACCGAAGAAGTGGAAGAACAGGGTGCCGGAGATGGTCAGCACCTGCGAACGGTTCTCCCAGTCGCGGTCCGGATTGTCGAAGTTGAAGAAGCCATCTTCGATCTTGACGGCGCGGCTGTATTTCTCCATCGAGCCCTCGTAGACGGTCGCGCCGCTGAATTTGCCGCCGCTCGCGTTCAGGGCGTCGATGAACGCCTGCGTGTGGCCCTTCACGGTCTCATAGATCGTGACTTGGCCCTGCATGGCGGTTTCGAGCTGCTGCGGCTGCCAGCTCTTGCTGCCGTTCGGGCCGGGCACTTCGATTTCGCCAGCCGACGAGAGGATCGGCCATGGGAATTGCTTGATCAGCAGGCGCATGTGCTCGAAGCCGTCGACGACGAACATCGAGTCCGACGATACGGCCTTGTCGCCCAGCGCCTTGGCTTGTGCGTACGATTGCGCGAGATACGCGCCGGTATTAACGGTCATGCTCGTCACCTTTTATGTGGACTTTCAACGGGTCCACTGTACGGCTCGACCTTGCCCGCTCCCGGCGGCGTTTTCCTAATGCCCTGCCATTCCGCCCGTTGCAATGTGCGCGAGCCTGCGGTCCTTCACGTCTTGGTTCGCGAGGGAATCGTTCGCCACCACCACCGGCTGTGCGGGCTTGCTGTTGAGCTGCACCGGGATGTCCACGCGCGGCGCTTGCGGCGGCAGGGGCGCGGTGGCGGTGGCGCTCTGCGGGATCGACGGGACCGACTTCGCCGAGGGCATGCCCGGCGCGGCTGTCACGGACGGGATCGATGGCACCGCGTCCGACACCCGCGTCACGCCGACCTTGTAGCCCTCGACCTTGCGCATGCCGTCGAGAAGGACGCCCAGCTCTTGGCTCGACATGTCACCGATCTTCTTGCCGCGCAGGTCGATCCCCTTGGCGTCCGCCGACTTGTAAATGCTGCTCGCGTAGGCTTGCACGTTTGCCTTGCCCGAGTAATCGGAGATGGCATACTTCGGCAGCATTTCCTCAATGGTCTTGTTGCCGTGCTTGCTCGTCAGCAGCTGCGCCTGCGCGGCGCGGCCGGCGCTTTCCGAGCTGAAGATTGCATTGCCCCACTGGTCGAGGTCGACCACTTCGTTACCGTATGCCTTCTTCGCCGCCGCCAGCGCGTCGGCTTTCGACCGCTTCGTGTTGACGGTCTTGTCGGCGCTCCCCGCGTATCCGAATTTCAGGTTGCCGGGATTGTTGTTTCGCCACGAGACCGTGCCGCCGTCGCGCATCTCGGTCGACCCGTCCGCGCGCTCGTAGACGCGTGCGGTGCCCTTCGCCGAGAGCAGGCGGCCAATCGGCGCGACCGCGCCAGCCGCCCAGTCCTTCGCGGCGGTCAGGCCCGCGCCTGTTCGCTCCTTCGCGGCGGCCAGCCCGGCGCTGGCGCGGTCCGCCAGCTTCTGCGCCCCGCCGGCCACGTCGATGCCCGTTTTCTCCTTGATAAAGTCGTTCGCGGCCTCGCCGGCCTTTCTGACGATCCCCAGCTTGTCCGCCACCATGTCCACCAGCTTGCCGGCCAGCTCCTTTACCTTGTCGCCGACCAAGGCCCAGCCTGCGGCGATGGCGGTGACGATGGCGGCCCCCATCGGGCTGAAGATGAACTGTGCCACGTCCTTGATGATCCCGAGCATGCCGCCATCGCCACCGCCACCCGCGTGAATCCCGCCGATGGCGCGCAGCTCGGCCCGGTCGAACTCCCGATCTTCCTTGCGCATGATCTTGAGCTGGCTGAGGATGCGGCGGTACCACGGCAGCGCGTCGCTCGACTTGTCGTGCTTGACGCCCCGGCCGATAACGGCCTTGCCGACCTCGCCAACGGCCTTCAGCGGGCCGCCGGCCAGATTGCGCAGCTCGTTCGCCGCCTCGATGGCCGGGTCGATCTTTTCCAGATCGCCACCGCTGCCGCCATGCCCGGAGACCGCTGTTTTCAGCCTTGCAAGCAATCCATCCTTGTCGCTACGGGCCGAGCCGCTTTCCGTGCCGCCGCCGGCACCGAAGCGCCCGCGTGCGTCGCGCACCTGCGCGGAACCGGCCGCCTGCGCGCTGCGTTCGCGGTTGGCGCGCGATGTCTCGGCGCGCTGCTCGGCCGCCGCCTGCTGGGCCTGCTGGCGCGTCAGCTGCCGCACGGCGCGTTCCACCGGGTCGCCCGCGCGCTGCGCGCTGGCGATGAACCGCCCCCGGCTGTCTCGCGCACGGTCGACCCCGCCCGCTGCGCTGCGCGTGCCGACCGGGACGGATGCGGTATTTCGCGCGCTGGCCGACGCGGCGCGCTGGCCGCCGGCATTGGGGTTGGCCGGGCGCGCGCGCTGGAGCACATTGGATCGCACCTGCCCCTTGAGCAACCGGATGACGGTTGCCGTGTCGCGCTTGATCGCCTTCAGGGTAGGCGTCGCCTCGTCGGCAGGGAGCCTATGGTCGGGGACGAGAAACCCGTATTGGTCTGCGTTCATGGGCGTCCTTGGAACATGAATGTGTCGAATTCGGTAAATACGAGCTGGAGCTGTTGCAGCCCTTCCTCGCCGCGCGAAAGCTCCGTTTCCAGCGACGTGACGCGCATCGCAAACTCGGTTTCGTAGCCGCCGAATGCCTGCATGGTCGCGTCGTTCACGGCCGACTCGATCAGGCGGATTCCGATGAGGTAATCGGCCGGGAGCCCCACGGTGCCATCGGACCGCGCCACCTGTTTTGCCTTGCCGTCGAACCAGCCCCGGATCGTGCCGGCGGCGTCGTCGAACGTCGTGATGCGCATTTCCGTGCGCTCGGTGCCCGTCACCATGTCCATGACGGCGGTACCAATCTGCTTGGCCTCGCTGCTGATCGTCCACGGCCCCAGATTCACGTCCGTGGCGAACAGGTTGAACGTCTTGGAGATGTCTTCGTAGCCCTTGGGCGGGTTCGGGTCTCGGATTTCGATGAACCAGAGATTCTTGCGCGCGTGGTTCCCGGCGCGCACCTCTGCCGCGATCCGGGCGGCCTCCTGCGGCGTCAGGCCGCCCAGAAGGGGATTCGGGCTGGCTTGGAAATACAGGTGTGCGGCGGTCGGGTTGGACAGCGGCGACTTGATGCCGAGCTTGTTCCGGATCGCGTTCACGCCCGCGCCGAGGAGCGCATTGGCGTCACCTCGCTCGATGGCGCGCACGACACCAGCAGCCCCCGGCGCGAGCTTGCCAACAGCCGCGCCTACGATGGCGCTGCCGGCGGCGCGGCTGGCGATGGTCGAGCCGATGCTGGAGATGCTCGACGACAGCCGCTGGCTGAGCTGGTCAAACAGGCTCATTCGTCGTCCTCGGCATTACCGCCCGCGCCCGGCTTGCCTGCGCCGGGGAATCCGCCCCCGTCGCCGAATCCGCCGCCACCTCCGCCACCCTCACCGAAACCGCCGCCGCCATCTTCCGCCGGGGGCTCCGTCATGTTCTCCACGATCAGGTCCGCCTGTTCCTCGTCCAGCAGCATGATCTTCGTGAGGATTTCTTTCTGGCCCGGCTTCTTCATGCGCAGGTCGCGCAGCTGGGCGAGGGTCTGGGTCAGCATCATGCCGCTGTTCATCGCCTCGGTCTTGGTCTTCTGCTTCTCGGTTTCGAGGGCGGAAATCGTGCCGTAGAAATTGACCACCCACGGGCGCTCGTTCGCGGCGAACACGGTCCCGTACTTGTGGTAGGTGTGGATGTCGATGATCTGGTTGAAAAACTCCGTCAGGCCCACGCGCAGCAGGCGCGAGCGCTCGGCCGCCTGCGCCGAGGTGCGGAAGAATCCGCCGTCGCCGAGGCCGCCAGACAGCAGCTCGGCAAAGCCCAGCATGGACAGGTCGATGCCCAGCGCGGCGGACAGCAGCTTTGCATAGAACATCACGTCTTCGATGCTGATCGTGCCGCTCTGGCCCCGGCCGCTGCCGCCCGTCAGGCTACCGGCAACCGCCGCGAGCTGCTTCTCGCCATACACCGGCAGCAGGTTGTAGATGCGCTGGAGGAACGGCTTGCGGTTCGCGATGGCGGCCTCGGCGCGCTGCTTCGACGCCATGAGAATTTTTTGCAGGTTCATCATGTACGACTTGCGCTGCTCCTTCGTCACGCCGTCCATGTTCACGGTGATCAGGGACTCGTCCATGGAGTCGAGGATGCGCTGCCCCGACAGGCCGACGAGGGCCGTCGACAGCATGTCGTAGGGGTCTTCCGCGCTGTCGAGGAACGAGCCGCCGACCAGCGAGGGCAACAGCGGCAGCTCGTTGATGTCGTCTTCGTCCAGCGCCAGTTTGATCGCCTTTTCCATCGCGCGCACCTGCGGGATGTAGACCATGCGCGGCATTTTCAGGCGGGCCATCTGCATCAGGCTCAGTCGCCCGGTAAAGCGCGGGCCGGCGGCGACCACGAAGCCCACTGTGGTATTCCCCCGCTCGTACGACGTCACCATCGCGGGGTGCACGATTTCGTCCACCAGAACGTCGACCACGCCGCGCTTGCCATCGGTGTACACGCGGCCGTAGGCGTCGCCGAAGCCTGCGCCATTGAAACCTGCCGTGTAGGCGATGCGGTTGAAAATTGCGCACAGGTCGGTCCGGATTTCCTCGACCATCGCCGCCTTGGCCTTGTCGCCCTTGAAGGCCGGGTTATCCTCCAGAAAAACGACATCGCCGGATGTCTCGTGTCCGCCGAGGGCGGCCGTGACGTGCAGGCGCAGCGCAGTCGAGACAATCGGGTCAGAGACCATTTCGATGCGCTTCTGGTAAATCTGCTGCCGGTTCCGGGCGATCTGCTTGGTACTGCCCAGCAGCATCGAAATCGACAGGCCATCCGTCATGGCGTCCTGCTGCTCGCGCTCGGTGATCTGGTGGCTGGCGACGTTCTTCGCACCGAACATGCGCGAGAGGAAACCCCACGTCTTACCGTTCTCGTTGTTGGACATGACGACTCACAATAATGGACTCAGCCATCATTGTTGCGCCGGCTCCAGCGGTGCCCGCCCCGCGTTTTCCTCCGATAAAAAAGCCCGCACAGAGCGGGCACTATTTACGGGTTGATGAAATCCCACACGATTACTTGCTTAGCCTTGATTCCGTAGTGCTGGAGAAATAGGTAACGCGTCTCTTCGAGCTGCTTACGTAGATTGTCGTCCACTTCCATCTCGGCAAATTCCAAGAGTTTGCTGATGGCCCTTGAATAGTTCCTATCGAAGTCACTTGGAGTTGTCCCGAAGCCGAGGAAAGTGTGTTTCTTCCCGATCCTGACACTCAGGACGGCCCCACGAGGGTTTTTTGCTTCTGGTGTTGGCGGAAGGTAGGTGATCCCATAGATCAGACCATTTTCGCGCAGGAGCTTAGACGGATCGGCCTGTATCGTTTCAATTTTCATAATTTATCTCCGTAACGGCGGATAGTCAGGTCTTGACGCACCCGACGAATTCGATGTCGTCGTCCTGCGCGTCCGCCCATTCCTCGAACAGCTCGATTGCCTCGCCTTCGCTTTCGGCCGTGTAGGTGCGCGAGCGGGCCGCGCCATTGCGCGAATACGTTATGCGGTACTCATCCATGATGGTCTCCGGTCGCCTTACTGCGGCTCTTTGTCGAGCGCTTCATATCCATCGGCCGGGTCAGCGGGCAGGAGCGTTCCGGCGTCAATATCGCCGGGAATCTGCGATGCGTCTGCATCCTCGATTTCGCCGAGGTACGTTTCGACGCTCTCGATCCATTCGCGGGTCGCCTGCCCCTTGTCGCCGTCCTGCCAGCTTTCGGGCTTCCCGTCGAACTCTTCGTCGGCCTCGCGATGGATGTCCTCGATCAGCCCGCGCAGCTCCTGCACCGCCTCATCGTGCGCCGCCACATGGACGTCCAGTGACGCGCGCGCTTTCTCCAACTCTTCGTTAAACACGGACACGCCATCCTCCAGCGCGGCGCGCATAGCGGCCACTTTCTCCAGAGCTGCAAGGATTCGTTTGTCGTCGGTCTTGGTGATCTTCATTGCCATGTTGTGCTCCGGTGTCTGGCAGCGCCCGGCGCGCCGCCCAATGAACGAGATTGTATGCGCTCACGTTTTGCGTCGTCAAGTGCATAATTTCTGTGACGCAAACGAAAAAGCCCGGACAGGCCGGGCTCGTGAGGGGAGGGCAGGCGTCAGGCTTGCCGCGCGCGCTGGTCCGGGTCGTCCAGCACGAACGGCCGGCCGTGGAGCGTGTATTCATTGGTCAGCACGCCCGTGGTGCCGATCACGTCGTCGCCGAACATCCAGCCGGCGAGCAGGGTCAGCTCGGGGCTGACCGAATCGCCATCCTTGACCTCGTATTCGGTCGCCCAGCTCGGCTCGTCGTACGTGCCCACCGAAAGGCCGTTCGCGCGCAGGACGCGCTTCATGGCCCACCAGTAGGGGCCGTAGCGCAGGTAGTTCTTCGGGTCTTTCGCGAGCACCTTGCGGGTTTGCTCGACGAAGATCGGCAGCAGCGGCTTGCCGCCGACCTGCGACTGGTACGTCGCGAGCTGGGCGCGCAGGTACGCCGGGTCCATCTTGTAATCTGGTTCGCCGTCATCGGCCATTCTGTTCTCCATGCCGCCCCACGGCGGGGCGGCGTTACGGGTTATACGATGTAGTCTTTGATGCTCAGGTTCAGGTGCTCGAACAGGGAGGCAATCGAGGCGACCGGCTTGCCGTCGCTGAATTTCTCGCCTTCCTTGATCGTCAGTCGGAACGCCTTGCTCACGTTGTCGAACGTGCGGCCCTGAAGCCCGGCAGCACCAGCTGTTGCAATCTTCTCATGGGTCTTCGATCCGCGCACGGTTTTCAGCAGCACGTACTCGTTCGCCTTGTACATGAAGCTGGCCGAATAGCGGTCGGTCGTCTTCATGTCGTCCATGGTGCCGACCTCCGCCGACGTCACGCCGTCGAGCGCGCGCAGCGCCTTGAGCATGCCGTCCAGATCGATGCCTTCGGTGTCGATGCGGTTGGCGGCGCGGTAGGCGCGTGCCCAGCCCTTCATGTCGGCCCAGCGCGAGGACAGCGTGGACTCGACCAGCGCCACGGCAGCATCCCAGCTGGACACGTACAGCCGGGCCGACGCCGGCACGTTCATGGATGCGCGCGCCTCGGTCACAGCTACCTTCAGCTCGACACGGCCGTCCGCCTCGGCAAACAGCACGCCGGCCAGCTTCTTCCCGTTTTCGTTCTGGACCATGAAGTCAGACGGCGGGTAGTAGGCATTCGCGTAGGCGAGCACCTGATCGGCGATCAGGCCGTTCGTCACCGCGTCGCCAAGGGCAGCAACCCATGGCGCGGCCAGCGTGTACTTGCTGCCCGATTCCAGCTCGATCCAGCGCTCGGTGCCGTCGTCGATCCGGTTGGACCATTTGCGGTACTGCGCGAACGAATGCAGCAGGGCGGTTTCGAGCGTGTCCACCTGCATGAATTCCTGCTTGCTGTTGAACCAGCCCAGCGCCCATGCGTCCAGCTCCTCCGGCGTTTTCACGCTGGCGACACCCTCCGGCAGCGCGTTGAAGAATTCCTTGATGAGCCCGAGAGAATCCAACACCTTGTTCACGGTCAGGTAGTACGCGTCGATGGCTTGCAGGTCGGCCTGTGTCGCACGCATCTTGTGCGCGATGGCGTATTGCTTGATGGCCGCCGCCTTCAGCTCGCCTTGGAAATACCCGCTGCGGGCGATCACGCGCAGGTCGCGCAGCTTCACGCTGCGACCGTTGCTCGTGTACGCCTCGATCAGCGGGGCCTGCTCCGCCTTGATCTTGTCAACCAGCGCGCCACCGGATGCGCCCTGCGGCAGCACGAACAGGAAGTAGGGCGGGGTGAGCAGGATGCTATCGAGCGCCATCGCCTGCGCCGGGATCGGCACCGACAGGGCGTCACGCACCTCGGCCACCAGCGACGAATACAGTTCGAGGGTGCCCGGCGAGAATCCGGCGGACAGGCTGATCGCCCGTTCGTCTGCGGCGACCGCGCGCTGCACCGTGCGCCCCCATTCCTCCATGTCGCGGCCGATGAACTGCGCGCCGGTCATGCGCAGCAGCTCGGTATCGGTCAGGTCGGCCGGATTGAAACCGACAAGACTCTTGGCGCCATTCACAGGCTTGCGTACGACCATCAGCTTTCCCTCGTGCTCGACGAACGTACCGACTACCGCGAGCGTGCCATTGACGATTTCCGCATTGCCGCTGTTGAAGGCTTCCAGATCGGACTTGCCATACCCCTCGTCTGCGCGCACGGCAAAGCTGACGGCCGCCTCCTCTTTCATGCGGTTGGCGATGTTCACGTCCTTTTGCCAGTTCTGGTACGCGGCGGTCAGCTTGTCCGCCTCGCTGAACGCGCCGCCCTCATAGGGAGTGACCGGCATGCCGAACGGGTCGACCGGCAGGCCGCCCAGCATCGACAGCTGCTCGGTACGTTTGGCTTGCAACTCGGCGATCTGCTTGCGCAGGCGCTCGGCCAGAATCGGGCCTTCGGTCGCGTCGAGACGTTCGCGGGCGTTGCTGATCGCGATGCTGGTCTGCTTCGCCACGGCGAGCTTGCTGTTCACCCATGCGGCGAAGCCAATTTTTTGCTTGTAGTTCTCCGTGGCAGCGAATTTCTCCAGCCACTTCGTCTGGGCCTCGATGATGCGCAGGCTTTGCAGCTGCGCGACCTTCACCGCCGCGCGCTTCTGGCGCTTGTTGCGCAGGGCGATTTCGTCGCTCAGGCGGCTCATGGCGTCGGCGTCCCCCACGGCGTTCGCCATCATCTCGTAGTCCTCTTTCGAGAGGTCGCCTTCGATCTTGATCGTCGCCTCGTCGCCGGACATCAGCGAGCCGATCCAATCGGCCTTGATGCCCACCAGCTTGCGCTTGTAACCGTCGAACGTGCCATCAGCGTCGTAGTGGTAGACGTTCACGCGCGCCAGCGGATTGCCTTGACGCACGCCCCGGCCGTTACGCTGGTGGATGGAGTCCGGCGTCCAGCCAATCGTCATGTGGTGGATCGCCTGCGTGCCTTTCTGGAGGTTGATGCCCACCTCGGCCTTTTTGTTGGCAATGATGACGCTGTACTTGTTGTCTTCGCCGTCCGCGTTGAAGCCGTCCTGCACCTCCTGCATGCCGGCCGTGTCGACCGCCACGGCGTTGACGATCTTGATCTTCGATGCCGGGATGCCGACCGCCTGCGTCAGCGCCAGCTTGATCTTGTGGTGCAGGCCCAGCTCGTCACAGAAAATGATCTGCTTGGCCTGCCCCATCCAGCGCGGCGACGCGGCCTCGGCGCGGAAGTTCTCGATCACGGCGGCCAGCTTCGGGCTGATCGTCACGGTCGGGCTGACGCCGTTGGTGGCCATGATCTTGAGCAGCACGTCCTGCGTCTCGTAGTCGGTCGACAGCAGTTCCACCGCACGCCCGGTTGCCGCCGCGCGGGCGCGCACGGTGACGAGGTACTTGGTGACGGATTCGCCCGTTTCGGTGTCCTTGACCACGCGCGTCTTGATGTCGGCCGGGTCGGCGTTCTCGTCCGGGTAGTCGCGCTCCTCGACGACGTTTTTCGCGTTGAATGCCTTGATGGCCTTGGCCGCCGCGTCGGCCTGCGCCGCGCTGAACTTGAACTTGATGATGCCGGCGTGCAGTTCGGGATCGTTGATCACGCGCGTCATCTTGCGGATCAGGTTGAACGGGCTGGCCGCGAGCTTTTCTTCCGGCGTACCGCCACCCGCCCGGACCACTTCCACGGCTTCCAGATACTCGTCCTTGAAACCGATGATCTGGCTGTAGGCGTCCGCCCCGATGTCCACCGACGTGTCGATTTCGTCGGAATCGGGCACGACGATGTTCAGGCCGTCCGCTTTTACGTCCTCGGCCGTCTTGATGACCACGGAGCTTTGCAGCAGGCGGCGCAGCAGGCTCACGTTTTGCAGGCCGTCGAACACGCGCACCGGGCGCATGATGCCGACAATGTTCTCTTCCTCGCGCTCCTCGATGGAGCAGGCTGCTGCCATGAAGCTGTCCGCGCCGGTAACGCCGTACATCGCGTTGACCTCGCGCTCGCCCAGCGCCAGCGTCAGCATTGCGTACATCTCCAGCGGCGAATTCGTGATCGGGGTCGCAGTCAGGGACAGCACGCCGTCGTTGCGCGGGGTCAGGTTGCGGATGAACCATGCCTTTGCCTGCATGTCCATGCCGCGCTGGCTCTTGGCCGGGTCGGCGAGGTACTTCGCGCCCTTGAACTGGCTCGAAGTCATCTTGCTGTTCTTGTAGTTGTGCGCCTCGTCCAGCACGAGCGAATCGACGCCCATGTCCTCGAAGTAGGGCAGCGCGCCGGACTTCTCGCCGAGGTCGCGCACCTGCTTGGTCTTGCTGTCGGCCGCGATGCTCGCCTTTTTCTTGCTGGCGTCGTCCTCGGACAGCAGGTACGCGTCGTCGTTCTCCGACAGGTAGCTGATGTACGCTTCCATCGTCTCGTCGCGCAGCGGGATCATCTTGAACGCTTCCAGCGTCATGAAAATCTTGCTGTGGCGATTCTCGCGGATCGCGTTCAGGTCGGCTTTGACCTGCGCGCCGTCGATCTTGTCCTTGCCGTTCTTGCCGGCCACCAGACCGACGTACAGGCAGTCTGACGTGTCCAGATACGCCTTGCCGCTTTCCTTCTTCCAGTTGGTCAGGGTCGCGTTCGGTACCACGAAGATGGTTTTGCGCTTGACGCCGATGCTCTGGCAATACTGCGTCGCGGCCAGTGCGGTCAGGGTCTTGCCGAGGCCCACGTCAAAGCCCAGCACGCCGCCGAAGTTGCGCGCGAACCGGCGCACCGCCGCGAACTGGTAGGAGTGCGGGCGGAAGTCGATCACGTTCAGGTTCGGGATTTCGACCGGCGAGCCGTCCGGTTCTTCGATGAAGCGCAGCGCCTCGGGCGAGTTCAGGCGGTTGTTCAGGCCCACCTGAATCTCGTCGTTGGCGCGTGCCCACGCGTCGAACTGGGCTTTCGCCTTGTCGGCGATGTCCTTGATGCGGCGGATGAGCGCGGCTTCCTTGTCCGGATCAGCCTCGACGTCGACCTGCTTGTTTTGCGTCGTGATGTTCTGGTTCTTCAGGTAGCCCTTCACGAAGCGCTGCATCGCTTTGTACTGGGCAATCTCCTCTTCCTTGGCGTAGGTACCGGGCTTTTTCTGCTTGATGTCGAACACCTCGCGGCCGTCCACATCAGTCGACAGGAAGATGTCGGGGCTGACGTATGCGCGCAGGAATTCCAGCTTTTGCAGCATCGTGATATGCGGCGTGAACAGGCTGAACTGCATCGTGGAGACGTCCACGGTCGCAAGACGCGATTTCGCCGCGTCGTGCTGGCGCACCAGCTTGGCGCGCACGGCCGGGTCGTCGCACTGCGCCAGTTCTCCCTCGGCGTTGCGCAGGAAGTCGGCATAGCTGCCGGTGTAGTAGTCGTTGGCGTGCATGACGGCCTTGCCGTCCGCCGAGACGCACCATTCGTCGCTCTCCAGCGGGTCGAAGCCGGAGAACGTGGCCTGCAACTTCTCGACCGGGACGTAGCGGGTCTCATCCTCAGCCTCGTACTTGACCTTTTCGTACAGCTGGGAGGGCGTCAGAGACACGGCCTCCTGTGCGGCGCGAATTTCGCCCAGCCAGAACGGCGTGAACTCGCCCTTCACGCGCGCATTGCGGATCGACAGCAGGCCGTCGCGCACCAGCTTGGAGGCGCGGCCGAGGGTCTTGTTGCCGTACGCCTGCACGCGCGCCAGCTGCGCCGACAGCACCGGGTAGCCCTCGCGGTAGTTGTACGGCTCGACGCTGCTCGACTCTTGCATCAGACCCATGACGGCCAAGCCGGCGCAGATCGCTTCCCACCAGCTGGGCACCTCGCTCACGGACACGGCGTCGAGCGCCTTGCCCACGGCATTGAGCCATGCCGGGATGCTCAGGTGGCGGCCCTTCATGCCCTGATACTCCATCCACTGGTGCGCCTGCGCCCATGTGATGCCGTTGTTGACGCAATCGAGCGGGGTCTGCACCTTCTGGCCGAGGTCCGTCATCGACTTGCTCTCGGCCCCATTGGAGGCCAGCGCCACCCAGCCGCCATCCTTGAATTCAAGGGTTTGGCCGTTCGCGTGGATGACGTCGCCATCCTCGTACACGATGGGCGCGGTCTCGGTCTGCTCCAGCAGCTGCCAGTTGATGTGCGAGGCCGGGAAGCGCTTGATCATCTTGACGATGTTCGCGATGGTGTCGTCGTTGATGACGGCGGCCACCTCGCCGTATTTGCCCTTGGTCGTGCCCTCTTCGCCGAGGATGTACTTGCGGCCCTCGCCAGCGAAGTATTTGCCGCTCAGGAATTCATCCCACAGCACATTGGCCTCGGACAGCACGGCCGGGTTCTGCTGCTGCAATTCCTCGATCTTCAGCGCGGCCTCGCGCGAGAACTTGCGGAACACGATCAGGTCCGTCGTCACGTCGGCGGCGGCCGTCGTGAAAATGCTGTTCGGCAGGCGGTACGCGCCGACGAATTCGGCCATCAGAGACGCGCTCTGGCGCAGCTTGACCTCTTTGCCCGACAGGCCGCTCACGATGGACTTCGGCACGATGAAAGCGGCCAGCCCGTTTGGCTTGAGCTTTTGCAGCGAGCGCAGGACGAAGTATTCCTGCAAATTCGCCTTCTGGAACCGGCTGTCCTTCAGCGGGTTGTCACCGCGCATGGCGAGGTCGCCAAACGGCACGTTGGTCACGATGGCGTCGTACATCTCGTCCGGGGTCGCGGCGGCCACCGCCTCGAACGGCGAAATGGTCGTGCTGGAGGTCGGGCCGTCGTTGATCGCGGCGTTGATGCTGCCGGAGGTCTCGTCCAGCTCGATCTGCGTCATGACGGCCGAGGTCGGGCGCGTCGCGGCGAACACGCCGGAACCCGCCGAGGGGTCGAGCACCGTGCCGCCCTTGAAGCCCAGTTCTTCCAGCAGGGACCACGCCGCGCCGGCAACCGCTTTCGGGGTGTAATACTCGTAGGGCGATCCGGTCATCCCGTTGGCGTCCACGAGGCCGCCGCCGTTGCCGCTGTACTTGGCCAGCACCTCGCGCTCGTCGTCGGTCACGGCCACCTCGCCGGCCTTGATCTTGGCCAGCAGCGCGATAGCGGCGTCGTTGTCCTTCTGGCGCTGGCCCTTGGTGCGCTTGCCCTCTTCGGGATAGAAGCGCTGCGTGTCGTGCGGCTCGGTGCCCACGAGCTTTTGCGCGGGCGCGGCCGGCACCTCGGGCGCGGGCGCGGGCTGCGGGGCCGGCTTCGGGCGTTTGCCCATCTCGATCACGATTTCACGGATGCGCACGCCGATCTTCAGCAGGCGCATGCGCGATGCCGTGTCGGTCTGCTCCCGGATCGTGTCGCGCTCTTTCTTGAGCTTCGCGAACTCGGCCGCGAGCTTGAAGTGGACCAGCTTCGCGCTGGCTGACGATGGAGTGTCGTCCGTTGTAACAGTCATTCAGGTATCCCGGATTGAGGTGAAAAAAAGGGCCGCGTACTGGAAAGTATGCGACCCTGCAACCACCCGAAATCCGGGGCTTTTCCTCGGCAATTACGCTGCCGCCATCGCCTCCGCCATGAAGTTCGTATATGCCTCGATGGCCTGTCCCCACAGGGCTTCGACCTCGACGTCGCCCGCGTAAGCTTCGCCGATTTTCTCGATCCGCTCGGCCAGATCGTCCGCCCACATATCGACGTTTTTGGACACTACGTCCTTCAGGAACGCGATGTCGACGGCGCGCTGCGGGTTCGCGTCCGGGGTGACGTCGCTCGCGTCACCGCCGCCCGGCAGCTCGACCTTGGCGACCGGGGCCGGCGCATCCGGGGCCTTCCAGTTCAGGTCCGCCCATTCCTCGGCCATGACGCTCGCCACCTCGGCGGCGAGGTCCGGGCGTTTGGTCGCGATGTAGTCGGCCAGCGCCGCGCGGTGCGCGCCGGCTTCGTTCAGCACCCGGTAGACGTTGATGCGGGCCAGCTGCTCGATGGAGTCAGCGCCGACCTTGATGAAGGTTTCCATGTTCACGTTCGTGTCCTGTTGCGGTTGCGGCTCGATGGCCGGGGCAGGGGCGGGCGTCACCAGTGCTGCCAGATCGGCCGCTTCGCCATCGTTCAGGCGCTCGTCCGCGCGAATCTGTTCCAGCATGCCGGCCGGGATCGCGCGGCCTGCGGCCTGTTCCTGCTCGATGTACGCGCGGTAGCTCTCGAACTGGGCGCTACGGCCGCTGGGCGTGGGCTCGATCACTTCCGGCTCCTCGTCGTCGGCCGCGCCAATGGCCTTGCGCACCGCGCCCACGGTCTGCTTTTCCCAGTTCAGGTCCAGCTCGACGTTGTGGTCGACCAGCTCGTCGATGCTGATGTAGCCCAGCTCGGCATTCTGGCGGTCGCCGTTGAGGATCGCGAGGCCGAACGCCTGCTCGGTACCCTTGCCTTCCTTGTCGCGCTCGGTGATGTACCAGTCGGAGCTGCCCCGGAAGTAGTGCAGGGACACCACGGCCTTGTGGCCCATGCCGTCCTGCTCGTACGTCTTGGGCATCTTCGCGATGATCCCGGACATCTCGACCATCTTGTCAAAGAAATATTGCGCTTCCTCGCCGTTCATGGCGCTTTGGATGAAGCTGTACTGCATGCGCGGCATCCACGGCTTGAGCTTGGCCAGCGCGGCGCGGCCTTCTGCCTCGGTGGCCTGCGGCTCGGGCTGCACGTCGTCCTCGCCGTCCACGGTGGCCACTTCCGGCGCTTCGCCTTCGATGAACAGGTTGAAAACCTCGCCGGATGAGCCTACACTATCGAGCAGGACTTGCTGCGCCGACGGCTCGGTGCAGAGTAGGGCGAGCAGCGAAAGACCCGTGCCATCGACGGAATCGAGTACCTCCGTGCTTCCACCCAAGTCCTCCTTATTCACGCTGTGGTCGTAGAAGAACGAGCCATCGTCGCGTTCCTTCACGATCACACGCACCGTCAGGGCGTCGCCAGCCAACGCCACATCCGCCTTCAACACATGCACAGCCACGACGCGGGGCTCATCCCCGCGCAGCGGCAGCTTGCGCGTGCTCACGGCGTCCGCGAGGATCGTCGGCAGGGCTGGGACCAGCTTCAGCTTGCGCGGATCGGCGCTGAACGACAGCACCTTTTTCATGCCGGCGCGCTGGATTTCGATGTCTTTGTCGAGCGACTTGTTGAATACGGCAGTGCCCAGCAGCCGGTCCTTGAAGTAGGATTTCGCCGCGTCGCGCAGCTGGCGCTTTCCTTCGTCGGTCGTCTCGAACTGGCCCAGCTCGTCGCCGCTGACGGTCGCGGCCGGGGCCGGTTGCGCGAGCTGCACGTCGGCCGGGGCGGGGCGCTGGAATCCACGCTCGATGACTGCCTTGACGGCCTCCTCCTTGGTAAAGCCGAGGAAATCGTCGCTGAAGTGGCGGCCCGTATCGGCTTGGTACCACCAGCCGCTTTCCGGATCGCGGTAAATCTTGTAGGTCTTGCCGTCCGGCGCGGTCACGTCGTATTCGCCGCTGTCGGCGAAATCGTCGGCGCGCTTGACGGTTGGCTGCGGCACGGCCGGTGCCGGCGCGGCACCACCGAACAGGGGCCGGTACTGCTCCCAGTCCGGCGCGGCGCTCCACACGCCGTTGCGCGCGGTGATGGCGGGCTTTGCAAATTTGCTTTGCGCCTCGGCCAGCCACGCGAGCAGGATGGCGGCCAGCTGCGGATCGTTCTTCGCCTGCGTCTTGACCTTGTTCACGATGCTGCTGGCGAACAGCGAACGGTCCCAGCCGCGCGCCGTGCCCTCGTCCACAGCCTTGATGGTCGCGAGCGAGCCGGTAAAGTCACGCGTCAGCTTCTTGAACGTCGGATCGTTCTCGACGCGTGCGCGTGCGGTAGCCAGCGGGTCCAGCTCTCCGGTTTCCGCCGCGTTGGCTTCGGCGATCTGCCCGACGAGGGCGACGACTTCGCCCGCGATTGCCAACTCGGCCAGCGGATCCGCATTCTCGCCCAGTGCGAGCAGCGCCGCGCGGCGCGCGATCACGCGGCCT